TCCAACCACGATCAACAACAATTACAGCGCGATTACCATTGGGCTTGGCGGCAGGAAGAGAATCGGCCCTGACGTATTGAACGCCATTGACAGAAATGGAGGACAGTTCAGCGGAAGTCATGAGAAAAAATGATTAACCGAGAGATTGAATGAACAGACTTTAGGCTTCGGGGTGTTTAACCCATTTCCCACACCAGTAAGCTGCAGGCGTCGGAGGGGAAAGCTCTGTCATATTTGACAGAGAAGGGGCGTGGTAACAGCAAACTTCATGACAAGTGCCACCTGGGCCGATTGCATCTCGCATGTAGTAGCAATTCCCGCAGTTTTGAAGATCGAGTCGCATTGAGCCAAAAGTCATGAACCTGCAAGAATTGGCTGAATTTTCACCCCATGCTGCGGAAGCTCCCAGGACATCGAGGGACGATCACGAGGCCCGCAACGATCATCAAGGATGTGGAACCTGATTCCATTGCTGAGAATTACATAATTGCCAATCCTTGTCTTGACGGTTACGATCTCTTGTTCTTCGTTGTCAAAAGAAGAAACAATCGCAGTGCTATCAGGCGAGAACAGGAGCTTGTTCATTGAGAGTTACCGTGGATGCAAGGTGCCACTTTCCGCCTTTCCTGTCATAGGAAACAAAGCCTTTTCTCTTCAGGGATTTCATCCTCCCCTCGGCCAGAAAATAAAACCTATCTGGCAATGTTTTGGCTTTTTGCCTTGAAGAGAAATTCCGCCCCACATAAAGATAAACATCATCAAATGCGGCAGGCCCCTTGGCGAGATGCTCAACAATGAGCGACTCAACCTTTGCGTGGATTTCAGGCTGTTCCATGTCGGAAGCTGTGTGTGCCCATGAATAATGGCACCGTTGGTTCCGTCTGTCAACCCTCTTTTGCAAAATCAAGGAGCGAAAGCTGAACCGGCTTTTGGCGCCTGCGCTTCTTGGCAGCTTTTTTCTTTTCTATGACAGGCTGAGTATGGGGCGAGTAACTATCAATATATGGTTGAATGCCAGGTATCACAATCTGATCGCCCCTAAAAAGCTTAATTCTCCGAATTGTTTTTGCAATATCGTTCATCTAGTTTGTCCTCGCCCCAGCTTTTTTTTCTTTTTCTTTTCAAGATTTTGCTCCCACATCATTTCTTTTTTGCTTTTGATAGGATTTTCAAGGCAATCCAAAAAAGTTTCGTCATAGCCGGGCGGGGAAAGATGATAGTGAACGCTGAAAATAGCCCGCCAGTTTGGGAGCGGATGGGGTTTTGGGCGTTGTTGACTTTCCTCTGTCATTGCGATAGCCTGGAGTCCCTAATGGTCCCTCGGACAAATCATAGTATGCCAGAAGCAGGTTTTCAAGCAGAGGAAGTCACCACGAAAAGGAATTCCGTGATGACTGTAAAAATGCGGATCGAAGAGGAAACTGCTTTTAAGATTGCAACTTTCAAACCTAGAACGCTTTCAATGAGCACCTTTTGTGCAATGCTCGTTGAATACGGGTACAAGGAGTGGGAGAAGGCCCACTTCAACAACCCTGCCAGCTAGGCCCCGGAGCCCCGAGAAGGCGGCACGATCGCCTCCCCCAGGAACTCCTGCCGGAAGTGCAGAACGTCGCCCTGGAGGGCCTTCAGCAGGCAGTGCATGTGCTTCAGCCGCCCCCTGATCGCCCCGAGCGGCTTGAGCGTGATTCGATTGAGAGAAAGAAAATCATCTAGGTTTTTGCAAAGTTCAATCAACCTAGAAGTGAAGAACTCAATGTAGTCAAGTTCTTCTGGCGGCAACGATAAAAAGTCTTTGGGGGCGAGAAAAAAGAAAAATTCGCTCTCAATTTCTCTAAATGCAGTTATTGCCTTTCTGGCCAGGGCAACTTTTTTTCTATTTAGCTGGCTTTTTTCTATGGGCGAAAGTCTCTTATACCTGCCATCGTCTATGACAAACAAATAAGATGAGCCGGAGAACCCCGCGTCGTAACCAATAAGTAGCCAACTATTGCCAAGAGCTTGTATTTTATCGCCCTTCTTGAGTGAATTACCTGGGCCAAATCTATCGCCGGAATAACAAAGAATGCTCTCATCATTCCAGCGACACTTATCGTCTGAATCTCGCCCACAGATAGGACAAGGGGATTTTTTAGAAGAGGATTTCATCTACCACTTCTTACTTTCAAACATTGCATAACATTCTGCTGCAAAGTTAATCTGACATGTCCCTGTCGCCCCCTTTCTGTTCTTGGCGATGGCGTACTCATATGTCATCTGATCTTGGCCTTTATCGTAATAATATGGCCAATAGTTGAAAACAACCAGATCGGCATCTTCTTCAATCTTGCCCGATTCCCTTAGGTCTGAAAGCATTGGCCTTTTATCATTCCGCCCCTCAACACCTCTATTGAGCTGACAAACAAGCAAAATATCAACCCCCGTTTGCAATGTTATCTTTTTGAATTTTCTCGTTGCCGCCCCCACTGCGAGAGCCCTGGTCTCAGCTTTCATTGAATCTGAATCAATATCCATGAGAGTCAGGTAATCAACAACCACCAGCGAAAGGTTTGGGTTTTTACGCTTTTCAGACTTGATCTTATTGGCAACCTGAGAGGGCGTGACATCGTAAGTATTGGCAAAGAGCAGATTATCTGCAATCGACTCTACGCCTGTCTCAATTATCCTTCTGCCTTGCGCCTCATCTTTTACCTGCCTGATCACATGCCCGTAAGTCAGTGGGCTGCCCCCAATGTCGAGGCAGTTCATGTAATCCATGCAAGAAAGCATTCTCTGGCAAACTTCTCGATCTGACATTTCAAGGGTGTAGTAGAGAACCTTGAAACCGTTCATAGCAACGTCAAGAGCAAGGTTCATCGCCCAGGTCGATTTACCGCTGCCGGGGCGGCCTGCAACAACCATCAGTCGCCCATCAGTTCCCACGCTCGGGTGGTTCAACCCACCCCCCAGGGCGCTGTTGAGCCCAGAGAAACGAGTTTTGATCACTCGGTTGGCGATCTTTGGCCCAAGGAAAAGCTCTTTTGCTGCAATTAAGGGGTGAATCTCTTTTTTGTAAGTTTCCGCCCCCTCAATCAGGTCAACTGCCTGCAGGAGATAGGAGGTTGCTGTTCTCGATTCGGTAACGCTGCAGCTCCTGTTGATGATGTCAGAGGAGTTTTGGATGTAATCTTTAATCCTTGAGCGAGAATGATGAAAATACCAGATAGGCATAATCTTTTCCGCCCAGACCTCCAGACTTTTCTCGACTGGATATGAGGCGATTAGCTCGATGTATTCTTCAGCCGCTCGTATCTCACAGCCTGAGATGTCCCTCAGCAGAGTTGCAAGAGTAATGTCATTCGTGGGCGACTGATGAAAATTGGCGTATTCTTCACATAGACAGTCAAACATGTATCTATTGAAGGGGTTAGAAAACAGCTCCCTGCCCTTCGGCATTTCCATAAACTTATCCGCCCACTCCTGCTCACCAAAGGCGAAACAGAAATGATTGTAAGCGGCAGCAAGAAAGTGCCTTTCAATTTCAGAGGAGTCTTGCTGTGACTCAAGTTGCTCGATTTTGATTACGGTCATGGATTAAGCGAGATCCTCTTCAAACATGTTGACTATTCGTTCTGTTGAGGGCCTAGAATTTTGCTCCCAATGCTGTTGCTTTTTCCTGCCAAATTTATCCCAGTTGGAATAAGTAATAGAATCCCACTTCTTTTCCCCAGACTTCGATCTTTCGATTGCAAGTTCAAGCTGCTGCTTGACTGCATCAATTCCGCCCCCTTTATCATCAAAAATCTGCATCAATGAATTAAGCAGGCTGTCAAACGATCTTTTACTTTTTACGCCCCCTTTGTGATCATTGAAGAAGTCACAGATAATTGAGGCAACACTACTGAGCTGAGGCGGAATAAAAGGAGTGCCAAATGGAGTGGCTACAAACTTTCTACTGCCTTGCTTGACTGGTGGGAGAGAAACGGATTTGTTTGCCTTTCTTAAGGCTTCGGAAGCATAGGAGTAACGTGAAAGATCCGGGGGGAAAGCGCCCTCAACACTAAGCAGGTAAATACTGTTTTCATTTTCGTCAACTGTTTTCTTGACATATCCATTCTCCCTTAGCCACTGCAAAGCGTCCCTAACCTGCTGAGGCGTCAAGCGAGAAGCCTCGATCAACTGACTGCCAGAAATAGATGCAGCCTTTGAATTGCTAGCTTTTTCCAGCAAAATCATAAAAATCCAAATATAATCCCTATTCTCCTGCAGAAGCTCTGAAGGGGCGATGATAAACTTATGGGCTGAAAGTGGGACGGAATTCTTGCTCATTTCACGCCCCCGCCGAAAGGTCAGTATCGACCTCTTTAATTAACTTGTAGCCTAGCATTGCAAGCTCAAGCTGCTGTTTTTGAATGTGAGATACCTTACTGTTTTTATCGTTTGCTAACATGCTTAGTTTTCTGACAGAAAACCTGCACAGTTTATCTGATATGTCTTCCGCCCTAACAGCTTGATCTTCAGTCATGAGTGGATTGATCTCAGCCAAGCGAATCGCTACTGAGATATGGAAGAATTGGTCCGAGGGATTCAAATCTTCGCTGAACGATTGATTTAATTGTTCTGTCGATTTGTTCATCTGTTTTTGAAAGGAAGCTTCGGAATTTAAGATAGCAAGAAAATTCTTCGTTGTCAAGTAAATCTAGTTGTCTGTAAACTTCATCAATTGCTGGCGTCTCTTCTTGTAGTTGAGCCGCTTTGTAAAAAAGATTGGCTCTTTGATCGTCAATCTCAGAAAGTTTCTTTTTATAGCTTTCTCGGCTTAGCTTAATCAACCTATGAAGCTCGGCAACTTGTTTCAATAAGTCGTTCATTGACTCCCCTCCAGCTCGGCGGCGATGGTATCCAAGGTGCTTGTGCGGATGTATTCGACGCCGCCTATGAACTCAGTGTCTACCCGCCAATCGTTCGCAGCAGCTCGCAGGGCGGCGGCAATGGCTAAACGATCTTCATGTTGCAAGCATGGATCCCACGGGCTTTTCAAGTAGGCATCCAGAACCGCCTGCGCGGCGGGCGATAACGGCTGAGCTGGTCCAGGTGCATGATGGCCTTGTGGACACAACGCATTGAACTCCTCATCACTGAGGTGGCTTAGATCGTTGGGGGTGAGGTTAGTCATCGAGTTGCTCCAAGGCTCGGCGGATGGTGTCGGTGATCTCTGGAATCACGACATCCATTCTTTCAATTGTCCCCAGCATTTCTAGTGCAATGCTGTTCAGTGTCTGGGGCTTTGGGCGGCGGGCGGCGCGGAGTGCGTTTGCACCAATGTTGGGATAGTCATGCTGTAACCACTCACAGCACGCCTCCAGTTCAATGTCGGCGCCCCACTTGGCGGCGCGGTTGGCGACATAGATGTCTGGACCCACCCCTTTAATGGACTTGTCACAAGTCCACTCCAGAAACCACTGCCGCACCAGCTCCGGCGGTGGTGTGATGCTGTGGTCAGCCATCACTTCACCTCCTGCTGCGGCACCGGCAGCGCGTGGTGGGGTCGAGGCGGAAGCGGCTGCCAGTGCGTAATCATGCCTTCGTGAACAAACACAGCCCCGTAATCATCCCAGTTCTCAATGCTTTCATACCAGCCTTCCGGCCAGTAGTATTCATCGGCTTCTTCGTCGTATTCGGCAAAGTCGTCATCCACTAAGCAGTCATCGGTCCGTGACTTTGCTGGCACCCACTCAGCAAGAATGGTCCGAGAATTTCCGAGATCGTTGAGATAGTGGGCGATGACTTTCGTGTGGGGTTCCGGCAGCCGCTCGCTCACCGGCACCGGCTCGATGGCCGGGCGGGCAAAGCGGGCTAGGACGGCGCGGGCAAAGCTGAGAATCTCGCCGGGCTCAGCCATAATCCTTCCACCATCAACGATGTATGAGTCGGGTTCAGGAAGACCACTGGCACGACTAAGCAATTCAAGCAATTCCTCATCACTCGGCCCCTGCGGCTCGGGCTGGGCCAGCAAATCATCCTTGTTTTCCGAAGCCAATTCCAGTTTTTCAATGCGGGCGCGGAGTTCAATCAGTCCTCGCGACCATGCGGCATCGCACCTGTCGCAGGTTGAGTTTCCTTCAAGCCACGCCCAGTCCGATGGCGTGGCGCGGTGTGGCGTGGTCATGCCGCCTCCTGTGCAACAGACTGCAGCCACTCAATGGCGTCGTTCTTCTCGTCGTAGAAGTGCGCAGCAGCATCAGCGCCTAACAACAGCAATCCAGCCATGTATGGGCCATGAAGTTCCTCCAAGACTTCGCCTAGCGTTCCAGCCTGGTGAATAGCCCACCCCGCCAAGCAGTGAGTAGTGCCGCACTCGCTATGCCATTTTCCCATTTGCAGGATTTGGGGGTGAGCCAATACATGGCTGGCAACCGCACGCAGCCGTTGCTTGGCATCTGCAGCAATTGGCAACCCGTTGGCGCCGCTCAGATTGGCGCCGCTCAGATTGGCGTCGCTCAGATCAGCGCCGCTCAGATCAGCGCCGCCCAGATCAGCGCCGCGCAGATTGGCGCCGCTCAGATCAGCGCCGCTCAGATCAGCGCGGATGCCAGCAGGATCAACGGCAAGCCATAGCTTGTGTGCTTCAAGGATTTGGTCTAGCTCAGTTTGTGTCATGTGTCTTTGTGATTCAGGCATCAAACGCCCCTCCTTCACGAAGCTGCTGGTAGTGGTAGCGCCCCGGCTGGTCACGGTCCACTGGGATGATGACCGTGAAATCAGGCTCGGGAAACTGGTCCGAGCATTCGACACCCGGATAGCCAGGCTGGGTGAGAAACGTCCGGCACTCAGCGGCTCCGAGCAGCGTGCCGCTGGTGGTCTGGTACTCCCAGACCATCCAGCCATTGATGGTGTCCATCCGCAGGTTGCTGTGGCACAGGGTGGAGAGGGGATTGAAAGTGCGACGCGCTTCCCACGATGCAATCGCCGCCCACATGGCCACCTTGACGTCGGCTTCGGTGGCAACGGGTAAACCTACGAACCGAATGAACTGCTCGCGGGTGAGCACATAGGGCTCGCCGGGTTGGTGGTTTTCAAACATGGCGTGTGATGGGTTGAAGGGATGCTGCCGGATTGAATAGGCTCCGGCGGGCCGTTGCGCTCAGGCTGCTACCAGCCGTCGCGCCGTTGTCTGGCTGCAGCCGATGCGCTCCGCAATCAAGCGGTACGTCATCCCGTCGCGCCGCCAGCGACGGGCGCGTTGCTGCCTGGACTCAGTAGCCCAGAGCAAGAACAGAACAAGGAACAGCAGCAGCACCAGGATGGTGCAGGTGATCGTGGTCATGGCTGGTGCGCTTCAACGGGCTAACAACTTTCAAACAGTAGCACCATTGGTCCCAGTGCGCAACAGGTTTGCAAATCTGCACACGAAAAACCCCTGCAGCTAAAATCTTGATAGGCAAAACCAGCGAAATGGCAGTTAAGGCAAGTATCCTCAAAAGACTCGTAACCCAGCTTCGTCGCAATGGGATGTCAGAGGGGGCGGCAAATGCAACAGCTAGAAAAAGATTGCAAGATTCCGGTATTTTGAAAAAAGGCAGCGACGAATTAACCGAATATGGCAAGAAGAGGCAGGCAATGGGCGCGGCGGGAAGAGCGAAGGATCGGGCGGCAAAGAGAAGTGGCAGAAAACCGAGTGAATATAAATATAACGCTAAAACCAATAGAGCGACGCTGAAGAAAAAACAAACGGATCATGGCATGACTTGACAAAGAGAAAACTGCGTGATAGAATTAAGATGCCAAGCTTCTTAACCCCTCAAACATGGAAAGATGTTTGTATTTTACCGACAGTGAAGGCAATAAGACATTTATTGGAAAGCTTGTAAAGATAGTGGTTTCTATTAAAGATAAAAGTGAATCGAAAAGAGTTATTTGGCATCAGCCAGATCGAGATCAGCTCTGGTGGTTTGGTTGTCAGCCCGAAAAGGGATGCTTTGGGCGCATTCGCTGGTTCAACTCGGACCAAGATGAGGGCTCATGGGGCAGGGTCTTTCTTTCACGCAATCCGTGATAGAATCCCTGAGCGACTCAAAGCCCCTACCGGGCCGTAGGCCGCAACAAAGACCCTGCTTAGGCGGCAGGGCGGTTTCCGGGGAGTTTGCCAGTGTTGCAACCGGAAAACCTAGTAAATACTGGAAATGAAGATGGATGCTCGCCCGGTGATTTCAAAGCTTGTCATTAGCCATGGCATTCTCTCGCCAACTTCGAGCTACCCATCTTCGACGCAACCCTTTCTTTGGTTCTGAATCCGCGCCAGACGCGACAGTAGGAATCTCCGGGTTGTGTTCCCGCTCTGCATGGACCGGAAATCTCCAGTCGCCGCATCGGGCTAAGTCCTGTGTTTGCAGGCCAGAGGTTGATCATCTCTGCCAGTTGATCCGCTGGTGCGCCCTCGACCCATTTGGCAAGCGCGAAGGTCACGGAAGGGCCCGGGGGATTGACTCTCGGGCCTTTCTTGTATCTATGGACTACGGCTTGAAAAGTTTGTGAGGGGCAACCTGAACATCAAATGGCAGCCAATGCGTATCAATATCAAGCGGTTTCTTTTGCAAGTCCCAGCACCAAAATTCGTTTAATCCATTCCAGCACCCATAAAGACACCGACCGTATTCATCAAGATCGGAATCCTCCGGCAACCGCTCTGCCAACGCAACCGGCTTATCAATTGGGAGCGTATAAAGACCGATAGCGATTGCGTTCAGATTTTTTTGCTTACTTGAAAATCTTTCAATTAGTGACCTGAATTTCTGGACTGACATTTTGCGATAGAACATTGAAAAGAATGCGAACCTTTGAAGCCTAGCACCGATGGTGCCATGTGTCAACCACTGGTAAATCTCTTGGGGGCGAGGAACTGCAAAGTATTGAGCTATCTAGCAATTTTTTAAGTGGATTTTTGATAAAGCAATCGAATTCATCAAGGTAAACAAAAGCCTGATCGAATTTTGAAGCAATTTTTCTGCAAATATACCTACCAGAAGGCGACATTGCCTTCCTGTACCGGCTGCCCCCCTGGCGGACACCGTTACTAGGGGGGGTGTAGGCCAGTAGAGAAACCCAGTATTCCCAGTGCTTCTCAAGGGTTGCCCTGGCCATTCCGGCTGCTTTGGCAACCTGCCTCTTGCTCCACTTGCCAGCTTCCTTGTATTTTTTCCATAAACGTTGAAGTTTGACTCGACTTTGCTTGAAAAGTCTTTCATTGCGTTTTTTATCACCGCCCAGACCCGTTTCGTTTTCTGATGCACGCCCTCTGAATTCTTTTCTTAGTGAAGAACGCGCCCATCTTTCATGTATGCCCCCATTCTCGCGCATCAAATCTTTTTTGGTGTTATTTGAGGCGTATCTATCAAAGCCTTCCAGGCGCACTACCGTTTCACGAATAATCCGCCCCAGCTCAACCGGGCAATTTATGTTGGGGTGGGCAAATCTTACAGTGGTTGTGACTTTTTTAAGTATCTCTTGACTTTGCCCTGATTCGGTCCACCTTAAATCTTTTGCATTTACGCATTCATTGCTCGCCCCCGGTTTTCTGTTGCGCAATTTGCGTTGTGATTTTGCGCTCTCAATAAAATTTTGCCATTCATAGCAGATTTCCGTGTTTTCCAAATCTTCATTCAACTGTTTATATATCAAATCCCCATCTTCCACCATCGCCCCATTCACCACCAGGGCGCTGCCCTCCTGGCCTGGCAGCCTGAACCCGTGGCTCCTTGCCCGCCCCTGCTCCAGGTAGTCGAGGCGGCTCGGGAAGACCTCTGCCTGCCCTTGGCCCTCCTCCATGCCGGAGGCCCTCAGGAGAGCCACCCCGGCCCAGTGAGCGACCCAGCAGGGGATCGCCTCAGGCAGAGAGACATAGAGGTGAAGCCCCCCTGAATAGCTGCTGCGAATTACAGATAAGGAGCAACCAATTTTTTCTACTTGTTCTTGCAGCAAAAGAATTTCTTTGCTCTCTCCGCCCTTGTGCCAGTATTTGCTGCGATAGCCTTTTTTGTGGTCAATGTCAATTACGATTGCCCGAGTGTTCTTTTCGGGGCGGTAGCCTGTAATCTTGCGTTCATCTGCAAGATGTTTTAGAGCGCCTTCAATTTTGTACGGCTTCACTAGCGAGCGCCACTGCCCGCCGGCTGTTTTCTCAATCAGCTCGTACCACTCCCCGGTGTAGGCCGCCCTGAGCCATTGTTCCTGGGGGGTGAGTTGCTGATTCGGGTGAGGGGCTGTTATCATTTTGGGAGCGGCGGTATCCGCTATCGAAGCCCAGAGAGTTTGCCGCTCTCTGGGTTTCACCCTTTTCAGGGGTCGTGATCTAGTCAGTGTAGCCCCCTCCGCAACCCAGGGGCCGCCTCGATCTGTTCCTTGCGCCCAAATCTGTTAAGTCGCCAGCAATGGTGGATTTTGATTTTTAATTGCACGGGGCGCCGAAGGAAGGTAAATCGGGCAAAGTCTCTTTGTACTTATGACAGTAGTACAAAGTGTCCTCAGCGGCTCGGCAAAAGAAAAGCGACTCAGGGGCCGCCAGTGAATCAGGTAAGCCAGCATGGTCTCGGCTTGCAAGTTAGGCGCCTGTAACAAAAACAGGTCTGTACCACTGAACCCTTCTTTCAGACTTCTTTGGGCCGCATAGAACTGTATGCCAGTGCCCCCTTCTCCAGTGCGCCCTGACGTTCTTTTTCGTTCCTGCTTGCTCGACGCTTTTCTTTCTTTCTCTCTGATACTTAAAGCCTTTGCCAATCCAGGTTGGGGCGAGAGGTTGCTTGTTTCCGCCCCCACCAAAACCCATGCCTCTTGTGATGGGGCGAGAGTCTGTAGTAATTAGCTCCGGCTCGTATAGATGCACCAGTAGCGAGTTGATTGCAATTCTGATGATTCTCTCCGTGCTCTCATGCTGATACCCAGACTTATCTGTATATTTTACGTTTTCCTCGTGCCAGCTCTTTGCATTTTCGTCAATGAATTCCTGCCAGAAGTTGCTGCCGCCAGGCGTGATTGTCCCTATTTGTATTCCCTTCGCCCCGTGAAAATCTTGTGGGGCCAGCTTCTCGCCTGGGAAAAACTGCTTGCAGATTTCTCTGCTTCTTTCTGCTTCTTCGCTGTTCCCCTCGGGGAAAAGCTCACCAGCCTTGATGATAAGTGAAATTACTTCGTCACCCTGGTGGTCATAAATAAACTTTCTGGGCAGAAACAGGTGAACGTATGGCAGCACCTCAAGAATGTCTTTCGTGAGCGTGGGGATTGGCGTATTGCAAAATGCCTCGCACATTTCTTTTGTGATGAAACGCGCTGGGGCGTGACTCAACAAGGTTTCCCTGCTCAGCTCCCCAACTTTCACCGCAAGTATGTCGCGTGTTTCGTAACCACGCAAGATTACTCCAGTGCTACCTGCTGCAAAACATATCTTCAGGTGCAGGTTCCAATCGGTGTAACCACTGGGCGACCGATAAAGAGATTCCTGGCTTGTTATTGCATCTATGTAGGGCTGGCTGCTGTCAAGAGCATCGGTCAAATTCTTGACTGATAGCTTATTGAAGTTTTGAATGGTAAGAGTTGGCGCTGTCACTTTCTCTTCTCGCTAGGGTGTGCAATCACAATCTTTTTGTTCTTCTCCTTTTCTTCTACCTTTTGCTGCTCTGCGTGCATTGCAAGATGCTTCTCAAGAGCGTTCATGTGCGGGCATTTGCTGCCAACCTGATGGCGCTTGAAAAACTCTCTCATTTCTTCAAGGATGCCAAACTCGTATTCACTTCTTTCAGGCCCCCATTTGCCATACGTCTTATGAAGCTGATGGAGCTTGTACCATTCTTCTTCATCGAGATACCTTCTCTTTGCCGCCCACATCAAATCTGAATAGGCCAGCTTGTCTGCTCTCTTTTGTTCTCGTTCCGCTGACTTTCTTTCTTGTGCTTCTCTTTTGGTGAGGAAGGTTGCCATTTTGATGTAGTTAAAGAATTGATTTGAAGATTTAAGGCCGGCGCAGTATGCGCCAGCCGCATGTCACCACAAACCCCTGCACATCGGAATAATTGAGCCCTTTGCAGCTCTCCAGACGGACAGATAGCCCTCTTCCGTTAAATCTCCTTTTCTGATGATGCGCCTGATTAGCTCAGATCCGGGCGCAACTGAAATACCTGAGATGTTTGCGTCTGATGCGGTCTGACAGAATTTGATAATGCTGTTCGACTCGCCTGCTTGCGCCACTCCGGTAAAAAACATTGTTGCAATTGCAGTAAAGCTTGCAATAGCTGAAAAGGGTTTCTTGCTGACGTGAATAGCTGGAACCCTCCAGTTCTGGTCGTCAGTCAAAAACGTACAACGGAGGCGGCAGACGATATTCGGAAATGCCCGCGTCTTAAATGTTTTGCCGTTGTCGAGCTTGACAAGGGCGACGGGCTGATTTGCCTCGTGCTTGATCAATTCAAACTCTTGATCATTAAAACCTCTGACGTAAACCTTGGTTCCTGGGCGAAGCTCTGACATGTGAGACATGAGAAGTGTTTCATGGATCGCTTTCGACGATACATGGTACGAGCCCCCTTGTCAAGGCTTTTTCAAAGTATTTCTGTTGGTTTGCCGGAAAGCTCTCTTTCCTGCCCTTGCAGTTTTACTCTTTGCACATTAAGCTTAAACATGTTGGCGCAGATGCCGGTCACATGTTTTTCAAGTTCGCCCTGAAGCTCTTTTGAGATGGAACAGTGTTCAGATTTAAGGCACTCAAGAAGTTCCGTGGTTTCTTTTGATGCAAGTTTAAGAGCTTGTTCAGTTTTCTTCAATTGATTCAGAATCGTTTGCTTTTCTGATTCTGAAATCGCAAATTTGATCATGAAGCTCTTTGGTGATTTTCCTGATTGTAACTTGAGCGTACTCCATGCTGTCAAGAAAATGCACTGCTTGGCTCATGGTGCAGCAAGATTCAGGTAGAATCCCGGATTCGGATTCCCCTTTAAGCGTGACTGCTTCGTAAATGAAGGCGTACATGGGAACATTGAGCTGAGACCACCAATTCAAGTTTTGCTGTCATGGCGAGAAAGCGCAACAAATGGTCTTCGTTTGCCTACAAGATCAGTGTTCGTGATAAAAGCACCTACGAATCAGAAAAGGCGAGACGGGCGCAGAGCAGGGGGAGGTTTATTCACGAATCGGACAGGTGGCGAGCAATCAGGCATGAAGACGCAATCATGTTTTTTGTATTTCAGATTCTCAGGTTAAAGCAGCAAATAAAACGCCCCTGGTATTGCTACTACAAAGTTACTGGTTATGGGGCGCCAGGGCACAAAGAGTTTCTCTGCCCATTTACTTTCATGAGAGCAAGGACAATCGAGGAGTCACAAGCCGTTGCTTATCGAATGTGGTATGCTCGTTGCATTGAGAAGTCTCGACTGATTCTCAATTGGCTCCTTCATTTGGAGCCAACAGAATACACGGAAGACTTGCATCATTATCTGCTTAGACTTTTAATTTTTCCTCGCCCCACCTCTTATCAGGTTGATGCCTACAGGACGAACAGGGAGTCAAAGATTTCAAGAGCGCTATTCAGATAGTGGTCATTTTTATTTTTCACTTACTCAGGTAGATAACAGATTTGCCTTGTGCAAGGAATGTTTGAGATTTAAGAAGGGCGTGAAGATCAGACTGAGAAGAGTTTATGCTTCGACTCAGGATGTTGAGCGGTCAGCGGTTGTAGAGTACCGATCTGTCAGAGATTTGCACACAAGGTATTTTGATCTTGCAGTGCGTGCTGATGGGGGCGAGTATTACAAATACGATAAAAGTTATTGCCCTGAAGGCTCTCTGTTCCCATTTGTGAGAACCGCCGCCTCTAGTTTTGTCCCAATCGACACGGGTTGTATTTGGCTGGGCACAAGGTTTGAACACCCAAGAATCTTCGTTGACAATCAAGTTGCAAAATGGATCAGCCCTTATTCACCTGGGGGATTTCCTAGACTTGATCCTTTTCGCCCCTACTCAGAAGTTATTGACATTTTTTCAAAGTTGATGAATCAGTCTCGTTATCCAGACCTTGATCTTGAGTGATTTCCCGCAGTTGTACTTGCTGGTAAAGATGCAAATTGTTTTATTTATGCTTGACAAGGGGGCCGATTGGTGCCATACTGTAAGAGTCCAAGGCACCAGCCCTGCATGACCACTTCCAGTCTCCAAATTATTTCACATCAAGAACAGGTCAAGGTTGCGCCCGCAGCCAACGAAAAACAAACTCTGCATGAACGCATGTGTTTCATGGCAGATGACATTGTTAGGCACAACCTTTCCGATGTCGCAGTTCACGATGCACGCATTCTCAAGAGGATGTGTCGCGGCGAAGTCAGGCTCTGGATTGTTACTGAGTTTGGCACTCACTTTCTCCCTATGTCCTGCAAGGTAGGCGAATGGAAAAAGCAGGAGTCGAAAGATTATGTATTTTCTTCTGCTGAGGTGATGATTGCAAGGCTGCTGAGGATTGATCTTGATGGTGCGATCCTCAATAAATCTCTTTTCGCGTCAGCCAAGTTTTACATGGTTGCCAAGGGTTATGACAGCTTCGGCGGTTCTATCACGCCCATCTCTTTTGCCGATCTCACCAGCTTGATTTTTCCGAGCTGGAACAATGCAGAAATTCCCGAGCATCTTCATGAATTCATTTGACTATTCTGACTCAAGGCAGGCAAAAGTTTCTCTTTTCTATCAAAACGTGAAAACTCCCGAGCTTTATGTTGGTGACGTTCTTGCGATTATCGAGGCCCTGGACAAAAGGGCTCGATCTGTTGCGGAAGAAACAGTGGGCCTTTCAAAAACAGTAAAGCGCAAAATGTTCTTTCAGTTCTGGAGGCGCGACTATCTTCGTGAATTCTTGCTTTCTAAAAGCAACATGGCCTTGGCACATCTTCATCACCTTCGGGAGATCAGGGAGAAGATGATGCAAAGTACGGGCGTCGATGACGACATGCGCCCCATCACTCTTGAACAAATTCTCAAGGATCATGAATCAGCAAGTCATTGATGAAGCCGTAAAGTTTGTTCTTTATCTGGAGAATGTAGATGGCCCCTCTTGGAATTCTCTAATGAGGGAGTTGTCTTCTATTCATCAGGCAAATTTCGGGTATTGCTATTTCGGGCTAGGAATGGAACCCTGTCTTCAGTTTGTCGATAAGTGGTTTGGGCAGTATTGGTACAGTTTCTGCCCCCAGGAGCTGAAATACGATTTCAGGCTTTATCAGAATACGGTCATTCTTTTTGCTGCCGCAGAGATTCTTGCTGGGGCGGAAAAAGAATTCAAAATCGGCAACTACTTCAATTGATTCAAATGACAACCATTAAGAACCCTACGGCTCTTGCACTTGTTGACGCAATGCTGTCAACTTCAACTGATGATTTTGGCACGCCCCTGGACAAAGTTTTTTCCCCGGCAGAGGTTGACCCAGATTCCGTCAAGAGAATTTATCTTGAATTTCAGCAATTCATTGATAAAGTCGAGGGCGAGATTGATGAGGTAGTCGATCATGCCTGGGAAAGCGTTGATGATTTTTACATTGGCGCCCACCCCGAAGGCTGTTCTGAGTTTTACTTCATTTGCAGCAGGAATTATGAGGGAACTGGTTTCTGGGATTCCTCTATCTGGGATGAAAAAGTTGGGGGGTTGCTAAATGCTGCCGCCAAGACTTTTGGTGAGATTACGGCTTGTTTGAGCGATGACGGGAGAATCTATTTCAGCTAGACTCAGCAATTCATTTATTTATGCTTGACAGCCGCCCCCATTGATGGTACTATTGAGTCTGTGGGGGCATCCTGCCATCACTTTTCAACTGCTTTATTTATCATGTCAGTTTCCATGAATCCTCAGATGAGCCCGGACAGAAACTGGGAGGATCACTATTTAGAGGGCGAAGACGCTTCCAGGTTTGAGTCAATTCTTATTGTTGACGATCACCACGGGATCTATGTTCCGCAGGTTTTCTGCGAGCGTTACGAGAAAACCGAAGATGTTCCGCAAGAAGATTGGGACATTTGCCTTTCGGGGCCGGATCATGAATACTATTGGGAATCCTGGGAAATTATCTTGGACAACTGGGGTTTCCAGGAGTCCGATGATGCAGGAAACAAGTGGCAGATTGCTCTTTATCAAGACGGCTGCCTCTTTCAAACTCGACACCTCTTTCAAACTCGACAAATTATTCGCTGGACTAACGAATGACATTTGCAACGGACGAACGCTGGCTCAACACTCCTGAGTTTCAAGATAAGAAAGGGCTTTATTTTAAGAGTAATTCTCTTGAAAGAGAAATTGCTTTGCCCGACGTACTTTCAATGCACATTGATGATCTCAGGAGCTTGATGCTTGAGATTGAGGCGGAAAACGCAATTCAGCGATTTCATTCCGATGTCAACTCGGAAATTGAAAAAATTGATCCTTCCCACGAATGGAAGGAATCACATAAGCGTTTTGCGTTTAAGCGTTTCGTCCTGGTTTTCTTCGGTAAGGCAATTTCCAAGGAGATCAAGTACAGGACTCAAGTTGAAAGAAGCAAGAGTTTTTCTGCTATGGACAAAGAGATTATTGTTCTTGCCAGGAAGGCTCTCGGGCCGGAAAAGTTCTCTCAGATTATTTCACAAGCCAAAACATCACTTTCTGACAAATGAAAATGAAAAAGATTGCTCGTGCTAAGGATTGCTCGCTTCAGTTTTCCGTGCCGGAGGGTCAGACTCTTTGGCCAACGGATCAAGTAATTCTTTTGGCCCAACAATTGAAGGCGATAAATGATGCCGACCAGAAACGCGGCATGGATGCACTTTTTCCTTTTCTCCACGATGTCATTGATGAATTTGTTTTCAATTTGACGGAGATCGTTGATTGCGACCCAACCCCCGAGTATTCAGGGGAGCCGCCATTGAGCGCAAAGGAAATGGCAGACATTTCTTTTCGGCAAAAGCTTGAACTTAAAGGCTGATGTCTCTTACCAAGCGCCAGCGTCAGATCATTTTGATGTCGCTCAATTTCTTTCATGATTACGGGTCCATGTTTACTGGGCTCATCAAAGAAAGGTATGTGGGGCATCGGAAGGATAATGCAAGGGCGTGGGTAAAGTTGAAGGAGGAAATTGCTGAGCTTAGAACTCAGTTAATTCTCAAGTTTCATTCTTCCGCCCCCAGAGAAGATTCCCCCGCCCCCGGCAGTTCCGGCCAGCCCCCAAGACCTTCTCAGCCCGCCCAGGATCGCCCCTGAGGCTATGGTTTGCTCCCGCCCGAGTCTTTCCCGGCTCGGGCTTTTTGACGCCCCCACAGCCCGTTTCTAGCATTGAGGCAGTTCTAATTTTTGAATGATTTATGACAGCTAAAAGCACTTCTCTGCGAATTGCTCAGCTAACAAGAGCTTTTTATCTGACAGATCCCTTGCGAGGGGCGAGTAGATATTTAAGGACAAAAGGTGATTTAGCTATTTGTTCTAATTGTTGCTGCAACAATCAGGATAAATTTGCTACTGATAATTCATGGGAGATTGTCTTTGATAGAGACAACAGGGATTTCTCCGCTCTGTTCTGTGATTACTGCGGCAACAGAATCCCAATGCTCAGAGATAACTAAAAAAATTCTTTTAGTTATGCTTGACAGCACTGGCTCAGTGTGTTACACTTAAAGAGTGATGGGGCAAGCTCTGTCACGTTTCCTCGCTTTGCTTAGTTTTATGCTTTCCAAGATTTGCAAGTTTACGGTGATGACGTTTCAAGACGATCTCGTTCGATCTTTCGACAGAGATTCTTTCTCGTCAAATTGCGATGGCTGGAGATTTGTCAGAAGGAATCGCAAGGGCGAGATCCTGGACTCCTTCTCCATTCTTGAGTCAACTGCGGAGCTTGCTTTGCACAAAGCTTTGCTGTTGCAGAAAAACAGACCCGATCTGGTTTCTGTTGAGGTTGAAAAGTTTTCCCCCGTTCGCCCCTGAAATGAATCACACTCAAAAGTTTCAGCTTATTAACAACATGCGTCGTTACGGCGGAAGTTTTGTTTCCCGCCTTGCAGATGCACTTTCTGCGGCAGATCCGCAGAATACGGAAAGAATTATCAAGGCTTTCCCGGACATTGTTGAGAAGTATTCCAGCTAATACTTTCTCGCCCCCTTTCCATTTAATTCACTTCATTTAGATCAATGACAGTTTTCACTTTTGATCGCGCACAGGAAATTCTTGCTGCGCAGGCAAAGCGCAATCTTGACAAAAAGAAGCTCGCAAACAACACTTATCTCTTGCAGAAAGAAGATGAGTTCTTGATTCGTCTTCACAATACAGACATTGTGAAGATCACTCAGGAAGCGGGGCAAAGCTTTTTTACTGTCAATACTGACGGCTGGATGACTTCTACGACGAAAGAACGTATCAATTCTTTCACGCCCCTGCGAATTTTTCAGAAGCGTGGTGTTTGGTATGTCCCCCAGCAGAAAGAAGGGCGAGAAGAGGTTGTGCAGTTCTTCGACGGAATGACTGTTGATCAGTCTGGGCGAGTGGTTAATTCTGCCGAAGCTTCTCTTGATGACATCGAGAAGAATCGCAAGTTGGATAAGATGATTTGCGATTATATCAAAGCTTTTGCGGATCAGTCAATTGCAGAGGGCCTGCCTAAGCCCGATAGTGGAGACTGTTTGCTGTGCAAGATTTATTCGCAAGCCTCAAAAGAGAAAAGAGGCGTGGACGACCTTCAGCATGTTTACTCTCACTTGGAGGAGTTGTATGTTCACGGCAGTTTTCTGATTTATGTTCTCTATTGCGAAGGCTACAAAGACCCTGGTTTGATCTTTTGGATGATCGAACGGAATTGCAAGAATGGTGACACAAAGTTCTTGAAGCGAGTTTTCAGGAGCTTTTTCAAGAAAGCAAAGCGACAGTTGCTGCAGTTTGTTGAATTGCAAGAGGGCGATAACTGACAAAATAGATTTATTTATGCTTGACAGGCGCCCCCTGTCGTGGTATTATTAAACAGTGGCGGACAGGTTCTGCCACTTATCTTCCTCTCTTTCTTTTAGATCGTGGCTCAATTCTCTCGTTTGCAGATTCTGCAGAATCAAGTCGTTTGCCGTAATCGGCTGAATGCAGAAGCTGAAAAGTTCCGGCTTCAGCTTCAAGAAGTCTTCAGCCAGTTCATTGGCAAGAGGATTTACAAATTAACAGACGGCTCTTTGTCAGCTTCCGTTCGCAAGGCGGTGGAGCCGATAGAAAGAAAAGTGGAGGCCGAGGGCTTTCGTTGCTGGTTTGAGGTTTCTTTCGGTTCTGTTTACTTCAACGTTAAAGACTCCTACAGAACTTCTGAGGAGTCGGTCAACTATTGCAAGGCGGAATTCTTCGTTGCTGGCTTTAATCGTGAAACCGGCTTGATGACAGAGGAAACTCGTGAGTTCATCAAGTATCGCTGTGACTACACATTGGAGGAAATCACCGCTGCTCGTAACAAGATTGCTGAGCTGGAAAAGCAAATCAGCTCTCTCAAGTCGAGCATTGCTGAGTTTAGTTTTGACTGCCGTTGATCTTTTCACTTCTGCTTTCTTTCTTTTGCCTGTCTTCTCATGTCAAACCCGAACTGGATTGTTGTTGAGGTTGAGGGCTATTTGAGTGCCTGCCCGCCGCATGACGAGTCAATTGATCAGTCCCTAATTCCCGAGATCGCAAAAGAAATTATCAAGCGTTTCGATTTCACGCCAATCTACAATCAAATAGACGAGATTGGTTGTCAGGTCTTGAGAGAGCGAGGACTGCTGCAATGATAATGCTGGGTCTTTCGCTATCACCTGGCTATAGCCTTACAGTTACAGGACATGGATCCAACCTCTGATTAAAATGATCAAAGCTCAAAACATTGCAGAAGCGTTCGACGTTTCTTTGTTTGACGCAAATCTTGCAATTCTGTTAATTCGTTACAGGATCAATCCCGAGCTACATTTTCGCAGGTTCCCGCAAACTTGTCGATGGTTCAATTCCTGTTATCATCCGCCCCGAAAGAATGAGTTGATTCTTGAAGCCCTGAACGAGCTTCTTGGCGGTCACGGGGTAGAAGCGATTCAGCATGAAGAGATTTATGTTGATCGCTACCATCGCAACATTGTTGCCAGTTACATCAACACTGGCGACACTTACTCGCCAACCATTCTTCTTGATCACATCAAGAACAGATGGCGTTTGACAACCTGGGGGGATTTTTACGAATCCCTCCCCACCTCAAATTCGGAGAACTTCGATGACTGATTTTTCAATTTTTATCGACAAAACTATTGTCGAAGCCGTTCGCGTTGGAATTGGCGAGCGAGAGATAAGGGCCAGTCGAGACAAGAATTTTAACGACATCAACATGAAGAGCTGGGAGCTTATTGCTCCCGCAATTCATTTTCACCTCAGGAAGAAAGTCAAGGAAGCGGGGGAACCTGCTTCTATTGCCCTTCTTGTTGGAATCGCAAAAGAGGCCGCCCAGCGTATCAGAAAAGAAAGCTGATCGCAAGTTTCGCAAGCCGCAATTATGAGTTGCGGCTTTATTCAATTGCACTTCAATCATGATTACTTCTTTTTTCGGGATGACAATGGATCAAGTTCACGAGGAGATTGTCTGGCAAAACCTTTCTCGCGGTTTTCAAGGGGGATTTTACACGGCTCAGGAGATTACTGTTTTTGAGTTGGGGGCGGAAAAATGCACGATTGAGTTCGCGGTAAAAGAATTTTCTTGTGCCACGAGAGACTGTGATTCGTTTTTTGTTTTTCTTTGCGTCGTCAAAGAAACAAGATTTGGAGAATGTCACGCCGAGTCGAATTGGTGTCTCGGGGAAGATTTTTATCAGGCTCGGCACGCAATGGACTTTGCGGATTACGTTTTGAGTAGCTTCAAGAAGCACCAAGATTTTTCCAGGCTTCCGGTAAAAGAGTTGGATCACTGGGCTTTTAAGTATCTCTAACTTTCAAAGTTGTTTTATTTATGCTTGACAAGGGGCTGGCCCTGTGGTATTATTAAACAGTGGCGGACAGGTTCTGCCACTTATCCCATTGCTCTTCTTTTTTTCAGATGACTACTTCTGTCGATCAAGTCAAGTTTCCAACCCTGGGGGAACTCAAAGAAACAAAGCCTGACATTTACGATAAGATCAATGAGTCAGCGGGGCTGACTTGTTACAGAAGCCACAAGGTAAGAGAAGTCACTGTTTATGACTTTGACTGTTCAATCAATGCGTGGAGGTTTGACAAATTTCTAACAGATGCTCAGTGGAAAACGCTGGCAATTCTCTGCATCAATTTCAAGGCGAACATTTCTGAAGTGATCAGAAACATGGAGTTTGAGACAAACTTCATGTGCGTCAAGGATGCCGCTGATGGCTTGTCTCAATACAGCTATCCGACAAATCTCAAGGGCTTTGTTGGTCAGGTATTTTTCCTGATCGAGCCAACTGGCAGGGCTCACAGCTAAGTTTCACAAGCCAGTTCAATTATTTTTTCTTTTCGATCATGAAAACAGTATCAGCCTTCATCCGCAATCCTTACTTTCCTGTCTGGTTTGTCGCAACAGCAATTTTCATCTCCTTCGTTTCTACTCTTTATGCTCAAGACAAGTACCTCATGCGAGATTGCATGAAGAAAGAAAACGTGAATTACTGTCAAATCAAATTCTTTGGGCGCTGAAATGATTGACGAAAGGTGCCTAGAGAATGTGCAGGCGTTCCTCGCTGATAACTTTTCAGCGAGCACTGCTTACATTTCAGACCTAGGGGGTAGTTCATCGCTGATGATTAAAGTTTCTCTTGACCCCAGGGAAACCTGGGCCAACGGAATCTTTGAGAACAGCAGATGGTCTGCAATCTCCGTCCACTCTTACGGTGCCGGAGTTTATAAGCTGGAGCAGTTTGTTGCTTCAAGGTGCATAAGGATGCGCAAGTCCAGGGTTAAATCTGTCGATGAAATTATCGACAGACTTCGGTTCCTGGCCGATTGGGCCAAAAACAATCCTATCTGATTTTGCAAGGGGCGGGAAAGTGTAAATCTAGTTTTATTTATGCTTGACAACCGCCCCTGGATACGTTACAATGAAGGCATGGCAGGGGAGACCTGTCATTTTATCAATCGCTATTTTACTATGAAAACAATTCATTTGACTGTCCAACTGAAAATCAGCGAAAATGCTGATCCGTACGAAGTTGTGGAAAATCTTGGATTATGGTTTACGCACGAAGACATTCTCGACAGCGAGATTGTGAATGCCTGCGACGAAAACAACGTAGACATTTTCTAGTTTCTGCTCTTGCTGTTTATTTTTTTCTGCTATGGCAAACGATCTCTGGCCTTACGGTTTTCCTTCTCAAGAATTTGAGAACTGGCTCATTGAATGTCCGGTTCCTTGGTTGCGCTTAGAGGTCGCGGAAAACTCCGCGACTTACAAATTTATCCTTGAGTCTGAGGAGGAGGATGAGTTTTACGAGGAGGAAATAAGTTCAGAGGAGAGGTACGCTTGCGACCTCTATAACGAAAGATACTCGTATCCGTATCCCGACTGATTAGTTGTTTCTTTTTTCTCTTTTTTCTTTTTTGTTTCCTTTTTCACATGGCCACTATTCAATTTGACTTCAAAATTTCTTGGGATGATTTCCAGGACATTTGTTCTACTGCCAGCTTTGGCGGTATTGACGGATGGGCGCATGAGTCACATCTGAACAAAGAAGACGGAATATTCACAATTGTTGACGAGGAGTTAGTGCATCATCATGTCTCCAAGGAAAAAGTTGAGCAAGTTATTGCTGATCTTTTTAGTCGCAGGAAGACCTGCCCTGAGGCAACCTGGAAATCTATTGAGTGGGCAGTTATCTATCATGAATACGGCGAGATTGATGCAGCCGATGCTGACATTATCTTTCAGCTTGCTTGCTTTGATGAGATTGTTTATGGTTGAATAGCAAGAGTCTCACAAGCCGTTCACTCCTGTAGTTTGTCATTTACCGAGCGATGTTCAGGATCAAATGTTTCAATGCGGATAAGGTTTTCTACGAATGCGAAACGGATGATTATGGGGCAGCCGTTGTCTCCGCTCAACTTTTCGCGGAGCTTTACGACGCAAGGTGCAATGTCTATAAAAACGGAGAAGAGAGTCACTTTTACTCTGTTCCCGGCCACATGGACGTAACCAAGCGCTGTTTTACTTAGTTTTTGATTTTTCTCAATCATTTCTTTTCGATTCACTTCTTTTCTTTTTGTTATGTCAATTATTTACGACACCGAGTTCCCACCTCAGCCCCCAGTGGCAGTTAAGCCTGAGGTAAGACCTTTGCCTCGCACGTTGAAAGATTCGTCCATTGAGCCACTTATGGCTTGCACAAGATGTAAGGGCGACGGGCATACCTTAAGCAAGGGATTCAAGACGGACGAGGGGAAAGTTTTCCCTAGCAGGTGGAAAGAGTGCATAAGTTGCGAGGGGCTGGGTTATTTTCACGCCCCCGACCCGGAAGAGATCATCAAGTTAATCAAGGGGCGAAAGGGATTAAGGTCAAAGCGCCCTGATGATGCGAGGGGTTACTACGTTTGGAGGCTGGCAAGGTTTCACGGGGGGAAAGATATGTGTATGCCGATGGGGGCGGAAATAGAGATTTCTGGAGACCCTTATAAGTTTGTCCTTGAAGAGTTGTCAAAGATGGCGGCTAAGACTTTCTTCGGTTCCGCAAATGTTGGAACCGCGAGATGGCATCAGGCAATGTATGGCAGTCATGATTTTGCGGATGTTCCGCAGGATTTTGGCTTCATGCCAACTTATGACTCAGATAAGCCAGAGGAGGAGTTGCTGGAAACTTTCTGATTGTTCGCAAGCCGTCTTTGCGGCGGTTTTTATTTATTCTCTTTTTAAGCCATGTCTTCTGTAACTTTTGCCTTCGCGTGCTGCTTCGGCTTTGACTCATTTCTTGAGTGCATAGCATAAGCAATAAGAGTTGCTGAATCGTTTTAGTTTTCTTTTCTCGCCCCTCATCACTTTCTTCTTCCCCATGGAAAACATCGACTTGCTTAAGCTTTCCGACGAAATAGCCAAGCTTGAGCTACTAATTCAATGCCACAGACAATTGAAAGACTGGGAGGAAGTTCACAAGCTTTATCAACTACTGGAACCACTTCAAGAGAAGTATGACGCAATTCTCAGTAGATTGCAGCACGAACAAAGCATGAAAGAGATGGACGATTGGTACGATGACGAAAAAAATAGAGACAGGTACAACGAAATTGTCACCGCCGAGCTTCTTAAGGGGGCGAGATAAAGATCAAAATAGATTTATTTATGCTTGACAGCCGCCCCTGCATGGTGTACAATTAAGGCATGGCAGGGGAGACCTGTCACCTTTCTTTCTTCGTTTTATCTTTGTCATGGCTAATCTTGCCCTCGCCAAACTCCTCGCCAGCGAGGAGTGTGAGCTAGCAAAAGCTGTCCGCCAAATGGTTGACTTTATCTTGTATAGCAATTATAAAGATATCACGTTGGAGATTGGGCGGTTTGACTCTTTCCACGCATGGAAAGAGTTTATCCTTGAGCGTTCGCTCTATGGAGCGGCAATCAAGGTAGAGTTCGCCGGCTCTGATGCCGAGCTAAACAGCACTCTTGCTGCAATCTGGGATGAGAATTGTTAGTTTGTCGGGGCGGATAAAAGCAAAATATGTTTTATTTATGCTTGACTCTGCCCCCTGCATGGTGTACAATTAAGGCATGGCAGGGGAAGCCTTGCCATTTTTCTTTTACCTCAAAATTATGTATTACGCAATCGCCAATCTGGATGTTTTCTTTTCCAGGAGCAAGAAAAAAGTTCGCCGCTGGGCGAAAACAGCGAGATACAATGCCTCGTTTGGGTTTATTCCGAGGCAGGTTTTTGCCTCCCCGGAGGCTTACAGTCGAGAATTTGGCTGCAGCCTGATCCATGATTTGGACCAGGGGATAGTCTTCCGGCCGGACTTTTCTATCGCCCGGAGATTTTAGTTCGATCCCTTTTTCTTTGCCTTCAGCGGAGATAGGCACCGCACATTTTTTTAGATCAATGAATTATCTAGAGCTTCGCAAGGTTCAGCTTCTTTCTCGCAAAGTGCGAGATCAGGTAATTTCTTCCAACAGCGATTCCATTTATGGAGTCGCGTCGGACGGGATTCCGATTTGCAGGAAGTGCTGCAGAACAGAGAGAATGTCCATAGGTTTTACCTATGGAGATGGTTGGGATCTAGTTGGCGCCCAAGAAAATTATGAAGATAGTGAACTCCTCTGTGGGCATTGCGGAGATCAAATAGATCCCGTTTATGCCTGAATCTTTTTCTCGCCCCCACCCTTAAGTCATGTCTGCAACTTATTTCACCAACTACCACGTTCGCTTTGATGGCGGGCCTGAAATAGTTGTTACTGAAGTTGACAATAGCGAAAGTCTTGCAATCGAGAAAGCGCAAAGCATTATGCGTCGCAACAGAGAAATCATCAACGAAGACATTCTGGCAACGGCAAGAGTTGTTTACGAGGAGAGTGCTGATTGATTATGCAGTGATTTGGTTTGTAGCTTTTTCTTAAATACATTGTGTGTGCGCTGTGCTCTTTGAGCATGGCGCATTTTTAATGCTCTTCTGCATTTACAGATAACTCATAAACAACTTATTTCTATTTTCTCGCCCCTGCCCTCTCAGGAGGCTCTGTGAGGCGCTTTATCCCCGCCCCCTAGTCTTTCCTCGTGTCTGAGGTTAGAGGCAGCTTCCTGAGGCTCCTGGGCCTCGGAGAAGAGATGGGCGAGGCCAGAGTTTGCCCGAGCACTCAGAAATCCCCCGACACCTTGCAAAAGTTTGAGAATTTGATTATTTTTCGGCTTGTGACCACATAAGTTTTCATGCCGTACAAAGTTAGCAACTGCAATTACATGACAAATGCTGAGGTACATAGAAGGCTGAGATCAGTTAAAAGGATGCTGTCAAATAAGAATCAAGTTCTACTTTATCAAGGGCAGATCTTTTCTTTGCCGATCGAGGTAGAAGACGAAGCCACATTTTATTCCGCTCTGTCAAACAACAAAGTTGCGTTTAACAAGTCAATCTTTTTATCTGAAATTATAGATCGCCCCAATCTCTTCGACAGAGACAGCTTTAGTTTTTGCTCATCTATTCAGCAGTACATACAAGATAACTGTCAAGAGATTTGTAAGAGCTTTTCTGTTACTGCGATGCTCTTTACCAAGTATCGCAAACAAGATAAAGTTGAGAAGCATGTAATTATTTGCCTAGGTAGTATTTATCACGCCCCTCGAATCTTCTACAGAGACGAACTTTCCGGGCGGGTTATCTATCAGAAGTCTACAGAGTATTTAGATCTGTTCTGATTTTACATTTGCCCGCCCCCTACACAAAGAGATTTAGTGCTAAGTTATTTTCGCCCCTCGCCCCCCTTGAGTTATGAATGAAGAAAGTTTCCCCGTAGACACAAATTTCAGCGCCCCGCAAGAATCTGCAAGCTTGAAGGTTATCGAAGAAGGCTCGTTTTACTCGCCCCGACAAGAATTTACAGATGATGATAGTTACGAGGATTCGCGGCTTTTTGATGAGGGCGATGAAACTTTAAGTTTAGAAGACCCTTATGCAATGAATGTGAATAAGTTAAATACCTGGGACTTTAGGGGTAGGTTGTCCCCTGGAGAGGGCGAGAAAGAATTTGAAATGTTTTCTCTCTACCGCGATAGCGGATCGGGACGTTCTACAAAGTATATATCTCTGACCTTTAATTTTGCAGAAAACCGAATCCTGAAGATAGCTGAAAAGAACTGTTGGGCGAAAAGAGTTGCAGATTATGACCGTCACAATTTGCAGTTGCTTTTGCAGGAGGAAAATAGTCGTAGAGCAATCGAGCATAAGAAGAAGCTTGAAGAGTATCGACAGACGCAGGAGTTTATAGGGCGAAGTTTAAGTGCAAATGCCGCGAAACTTGCAGCCGTTGCTAACCGGACATTAGATAGAGTTTTACGCGAAGGGGAAAATCTCGATCTCAGGGATGTGCCTGGAATCATAGCAGCGGCTTCTAAGGCTGCAGACCTCGGGAAGAATCTACAGGCGTCGAGTTTGGGGGTTGATCAGTTACTGGCGGCATTGGAGGAAGTTGAAGAATGATGCGATTTATTTGTATGACGCGAACCCTTAAGCATGTGACAAATGTATGTTGCGCGAATCCCCTAGCTTCTTACCTAATAAGATAATAGAGAACGTCGATTCAGCCCAGTCAGGGACAGGGTTTTTGAGAGTGAAATTGTAAGTGGCGCACAATCTCACTGTTGAGACTCATTGCTATGACTGGGTTGGATTTTTTTAGTACTGGTGAACTAATTCAAACTATGGCTGAAAATCAGGGTTTGGAAGGGCTTGGGTTTGGGATCTTTCATGTTAGGCAAGGGGCGAAAACATTTAAGTTATTGCGAGAAAAGTGCATTAACCAGAGAGACGTTTCTGTGTTATTTATCATGATGAGCATTTGTGATTCAAGGACTGGGAAGATTAAGTTTATGGTTAAAGCTCTCGCTGATGAGCTAGGGATTACGGCGAGTTCACTTTCTTCCAGCCTTTCACGATTGAAGAAGGCTAAGTTAATTGCGCCCTTTCAAGAAGAGAATGGGGGCAAGTATTATTTAATAGACCCTGGTATCTTTTCTGTAGGGGGCAAAAAGAAGCAAGGGTTTTATCTTAAGAAATTCGATTCAGTTTTTGAGAGTGAGAGTTAGCACTTATAGTCATAGTCATAGTTATAGTTATGGTTGCAGTTATAGTTATAGTTATAGTTATAGTTATAGTTGTCGCAAGCCTCGTGTTTTTAGCATTCACATTTATGATTCACGCCCTTGACATTTATGTTTAGCATTCACATTCACTTATGACATTCACCCGTGACATTCACTTATAACATTCACTTATGACATTCACCTGTGACATTCACACTTAGCATTCACATTTAGCATCCACACTCGCCAGGGGCTTTCACTTATAGTTCTCACTCAGGGTTAACACTTACAGTTATAGTTACACTTACAGTTATAGTTACACTTACAGTTATAGTTACAGTTATAGTTATAGTTACAGTTATAGTTATAGTTACAGTTATAGTTATAGTTACAGTTATGGTTATAGTTACAGTTATGGTTATAGTTATGGTTACAGTTATAGTTATAGTTATAGTTATGGTTATAGTTAGAAGTTATAGTTATGGTTATAGTTATGGTTATAGTTAGAAGTTATAGTTATAGTTATGGTTATAGTTATGGTTAGAGGTTATGGTTATAGTTATGGTTAGAAGTTATGGTTTAAGTTTAGTTTATAGAGTTGTCAGGAGAATCTATAGGTTACGGTTAACGTTTGAGATTGTAAGTTGTAAGTTATAGGCTGAAGTCTAAGTTATAAGTTATAGTTATCACAAGCCCCGCGCGGTTATAGTTATCGTTGCAAGTTTGCGAGTGTGGCTATAGTTTGCGTTTGGAGTGGTTGGTTAGTTTCTAGGTGTGGCGCAAATCTATTTAGGTGTGGGTGTTGCCGCCGGCCGGATCCGTGGTATGATTCTCGCAAGCGGGGCCGGAGGCCTCGCCGCCCTTTATTTGACAGATCCATGCCTGCACGCAAGCCCCAGGAACAGCCCCAGCCCCAGCCCCAGCCCCAGCCCCAGCCCCAGCCCCAGCCCCAGCCCCAGCCCCAGCCACCCACCCGTGCTGAGCTGCAGGCAGGACTGAAGGCCATGATGGCCGCCATGGTCAGCGAGATGGCGGCCGCAAAGCCGACTCTCCGCCGCCACCGGGAAACCACGCCCATCGACCCATGGGAAGGCGTCAGGTCGTTCTCAGTGGCTGAGAGCGAGGCTCTCGCTGAGCTGGGTTGGAGCGCCTGGCCTACCGTCAGAGAGCGTACAGTTAGCGCGGTGTTCCCGCCGCAGTTTTCTAAGTCTGGCCCTCAGACGCCGGATGTAGATAAAGTGCGTCGCGGGTTAGTTACGGCTGAGGGTATGGCCAATTGGCAGGCGCGTGCCATCGTATGTGCCAAGTTGGCACAATACGGCAAACTCCATGTCGGACATCTTGCCCTGATTCTCACCTCAACCGGAGCAAACGGAACTTGGGTATCTGATGTCGGGAAGTTTGTAACTTCCATGCAACAAACGCTTAAGACTAAGGTAACTAGAACGGAAGATGGTTACATCATGGCCACTCCTAATGGGAGACAGGCTATGCATGACCAACTAGTTAAGATGGCAGACTACATCATCACCGGCAAATAGTTTCACCGCCCCGGTAGTTACAGCTACCGGGGCACAGTTAGCTATGCTCACCCCGTTAAGTTAGGCGGGGTGAGTTATAGTTAGCGCGGTGGTGCGGCAGCCCCCCACCCCAAATATTTTTTGAGCATTCCACTCAAATATTTTTTCATTTTACCGCAATATTTACACTCTAATCATTTTATTTTTTTCTTGCATTTTGCAGAACAGTTTGAGCTTTCGCGCCATTCTAGGCTACACTTCGCATGTTCGCGTCACTCAATCCATGAAGCCCGAAAAAATCGACCCTCTGCTGCGAGTCGCATTGATTCGCAGAACAGAAGAGCCGCAGAGGTGCATTTACGCGGCGATGCACCAAGACTACTGCGAGGATTTTGTTGCAGATCAAGAGCTACCTGAAGAGTCTGCAGCCGGGCGGATTGCTGTAAAAAGACTGTTGCATGGAGATAGAGGGCATTTTGGCTGTTTGGAGCACCCTCAAATTACCTTGAATGTGGGGTGGTTTCCTCACTCGGTAATGCAGCAGGCAAGGACTCACCGTGTCGGGGTTTCTTTTGATGTTCAGTCCGGGCGTTATACTTCTCAAAGAATTCTTGACGTGGTAGCCGGGGTTCGTTCTGTTGAAGAAGTATTTTACCTTCGCCCCCCTCAGAGATATAGAGATCGTGCCGGGGCGGATTACGAATACACCGAAGACGAGAGAATTGTAGATCTTGGGAAATGTTATGACTCTGCCTGTCACTACGCCCATCAGATTCAGCAGGGCAAATCTGAAGAACACGCGAGGGAATTGATCCCCTACGCAATTAGACAGCATTTTGTGGTTAGCTTCACCATGAGAGCGATGATGCACTTCCTCGACCTCAGATCCAAGCTCGACGCCCAGCTTGAAATTCAATGGCTGTGTGACCTGATGTGGCCTCACTTCGCTGATTGGGCGCCTGAGGTTGCAAACTGGTACAGTGAAAAACGCCTGCACAAGGCGAAGCTTGCCCCATAGATAGATATGCCTGCAAAAGCCCGAACTCTAAAATATGCAGATAGAGCATCTCTGCAATCGCTCGGGCTTTTTCATGATACCTCGGCCCTCAAGGCCATCAAAAGAAGAAACAGTAATTCTTTTGACGTTGAAACGTGCGAAGAAAGAATGATTCATGACTTGCTGCCTGTGCAGCGAGAATTTGTATGTGACTTTGAGCATCGCTACTGCCTGTATGTTGGGGGTCTTGGGGCGGGCAAATCTTACGCTTCTGTTGTCAAGGCAATACTTTTGGCTTTTCGCTCTCAGGGCGAGCAGCACATTTATCTTGAGCCCACCTTCCCAATGATCAATCAGGTGGCCCTGCCAGCCTGGTTCAAGGTGATGGATCGTTATGGAATACCTTATACTTTTCGTCGCGCCCCTACTCCAGAGATTACGCTGAAGTTGCCTAAGGGCGATACTTTGATTCTTTTGCTGCCCTTGCTGAACTATGAGCGTTTGGTGGGCATCAACGCTGCTTCTCTGGTGATTGACGAGGCGGACACCGTGAAGCAGGACATTGCTGAGGCCGCCCTGGTCAGGCTGCAGGGCCGGGTTCGTGTTGGGGGCTGCCCTCAGATCTGCTTCGCCTCCACTCCTGAGGGGCGGAAATTTATATGGAATTTCTTTGAGAAAAATGCGGGCGAAGACAAAAAGCTGTATAGAGCTGACACGCGAGATAACCCATATCTCGACGAAAATTACGTGAAAGACCTACTTGAAAAATATCCTGCCCACTTGGTTGCCGCCTACGTTAGAGGGGAATTTGTCAATCTTGAAACCGCAACTGTCTTCAGTGAATATGACAGAGATAAGCATTATAGCAACGTCTTTCATCCCGAGGCGGGCGAGGCCGTTCTCATTGGGTGCGACTTCAACGTTGGCAAGGTCTCCAGTGTTTATGCCGTCATGCGCCCCTTGCCTTCCGGGGGCCAAGGTTTACACATTTTCGATGAGCATATTTGTAGGGATACTTTCTCTCTTGGGGCGCATATCAAGAAAAAGTACGCGGCTCATGTTGCAAGAAACATGGTGATGATCTACCCAGACAGCTCTGGCTCTCATGCGAGCACCTCTTCCACGATGAGCGATCACGACATTCTCAGAGAGACGGGCGCGAAAGTTATTGCGGAACGCCGAAACCCCCCAATTGCAGAAACTGTTGTCCACGCAAACAACTGCTTCAATAAGGGGCAGATTGCTGTAAATGTCTCGTCCTGTCACGACACTGTAGAAATGCTGGAAAACTGGGGGTATGACAATACACTCAAGCCTGCAAAGGGCGGGCGATTGGATTATTCACACTTTGGGGACGCTGTAAGGTATCTCGTCTGGCAAACAATGCCAAGGCCCTCGATGGGTCTCGGGCGCGGTCAGCGGTGGCGTTGATATTTTTCTTTCGCCCCCTCTATTTTTATTTACCCGCCCCCTTCAATTTTTTTTCGCCCCGGCCAAAATGATGGGTTAGAATAGCCATAGTGATGCAAAAAGGCAGTGGTCAAGGTCGCTAACTCCCTGGTCCCAAACGCTGATGACCCGTTGGGGCTTGATCCGTTTGAGAGGCGGCACCCAGAGCTTGAGGTCAACGTTGAGGGGGTTACGGGCGTTGCGGAATACTCGATGGAGCAGGCCCAGCAACTTGAACGAATTTCACCGATCAAGTTTTGCACGCTGCCTGAATTTTATCTGTACGAGGCGACTAGCGAATATATTCCCCAGGACTACCTTGAGGAGGCTGCAACTTATCAGGTTCGCAAGACCAGGGCACAAAGCAGCTTTGAGCCGTTCTATTCACATTTGCGAAATCTTGTAGTTGGTACTGCCCTGCGTAAGGGGATTGCTCTCCCCGAGGACATTGATGGGTCTTGGGGCACATTTTTTGATGATTGCGACCTTGAAGGGCATTCTCTGACTTCTTACTGCAAAGAAGTTTTCACTTCCGCCCTTGACAATGGGGTTGCGGGGATTTGGGTTGAATATCCCAAAGTTCCTGAGGGTATTTCTGCAGAGGAAGAGCGTGAACTTAACCCACGCCCCTACTTTGTTCTGATGAAAACAGACCAAGTTTTGGACTGCAGATACGATATTTACAATGTAAATATTGCCGGGCAGTCGCTTTTTGGGGCTTTTCCGACCTACTTGAGGGTAAAAACGGAAATTAGGAGGGCTGCTCCAAACAACGAATTCTTTGAAGAGGTGATTCCTGCTGTTTTTGTTTACGATATTCAACCCTCCGCCCCCAATTCTTCTTTTTCCGAGCTTCAGGACTCTACGACTGCGTTCAGTTCGACTCAAAGAGTTCGCTGCAGGACTTATGCAAAGCTGAATACGCCAAATAATACAGATAAATATATTCTTGACTCGGAAAATTTCCTTTCAATTCCGTTTATTCCGTTTGTTCCGGTGTTTGGGGGCATTAAGGAGTCATTTTTCCGTGCCCGCCCCCTCCTTCTTGATATTGCCCGCCTCAATCTTCATCATTGGGCGGTTTCTGCGGATCTTGCAGAGTCAATTCACCTCACCGCTTCGCCCATTTTGACTATGACTGGCGTTCGGGCGGACGATGAGGTTAAATCGGGGTCTGGCAGGTGTCTCACTTCAGAGAATCCTGATGCAAGATTTGGGATGATCAACTCTACAATGGACGGGGCGGATGTAACTTTGAGGAATCTGGAGCGAATTGAGAAGTCTATGGAGCGTCTTGCTGCGGTTGCAATGACAACTGGGAAGACGCAGGCCGAATCTGGCTTCGCAAAACTGCTTGATCGCTCTCAAAGTGACTCTCAACTTGCTGTTTTGGTGCAATCTCTTGAGGATGCCTTGAATCGCGCCCTCCTTTATGCTGCCGCTTATCGCAATTTTCCTGTTGTTAGAGCGGAAATTAGCAAAAACTTTATTCCTGTTAAGCTGCACAGCCAGCAAGTCATGGCTTATAGCAGCCTGTTCAAAGATGGAATTATTCCGATTGAACTGTTTATGCGTATGCTTGAGGCCGGGGAGCTTTTTGAAGGTATTTCGGGCTTCAACATTAGGGAGATTTTGACTGCGATGGGCCTGGAGGGGGGCGAAACAGCAAAAGAACTTGGGCTTGGCGTCTACGCAAAGCTTGAGGATGGGCGATCTACCAGGCAGCAGGTCGAGGTTGATAACACCACCGCTTTGAGTGAGGGCGCTGACAGAGAAAATCAGGAAGGGGGGTTTGAACCCGACGAGGCATAAGCTATAGTTGGCTGACAACTTCACTTCTCCCAATGGACTTTGAAAACCTGGAGCAGGCCACAAACGCCTTCAAGGATCTTGAAGCTCGCCTTAACGCAATGGAAAGCGAGAATGCCAAGCTCAAGGCGACGAAGCAGGGGCTCCAGTCGGATCTGAAGAAGCGCAAGGCCGTCGATTCCTTCCTGAAGGTGGCGGGGATCGAGCTTTCCGCCGAGATGACCGAAGACGAGATCGCTGATCAGATCGCTTCCCTGAGGGGCGCTGAGGGCCAGGGCGGGGAAGAGGGCGGACAGTCCGACTCCGGGCAGCCGCAGGCCGGTCAGCAGCCCCAGCAGCAGGTCTTCACGGCCCCTTCCGATGCCGTGGACACCGCTATCAAGACTGAGCTGGCTTCGCTGAAGCGCATGACCCAGGAGCAGAAGAAGCTTCTGGAGCAAGTTACAAAAGAGCGCGATCAGGAGCGTGACAAGCGGCGTGCTGCTCGCCTTGAGCAGAAGATTATGGAGGAGCTTTCAAAGGTTGATTGCCGTCGTCCCACTCATCTCTACAAGCTGGAGCGGGAAAATTTCCGTCTGCTTGATGACGAAGAGACGGTTGTTTACGGGTCGGAGGACGAGCCGGTTTCCCTGCGCGATGCGGTGAGCCGTCTTCGTGAAGACGAGGAGTATTCGGTTTACTTCAATGGATCGGGGGCGACAGGATCTGGCATGGCTCCGTCACGGACGATTGCCTACACCTCTGGCAATAATCCGTTTGCTACTGGCTCGGTGAACGCGACTCAGGTTTCTGAGTTGATGTCCAAGAACCCGGACAAGGCACGTCGCTTGATGAATGAAGCTCGTGCGGCTGGCAAGCTTGATCCTGTGATGGCTCGGGCTTTCTCTAGCTAATTTTCACGCCCCCTCTTTTATTTTTTGCCCTGCCCCTCCTGGGGGTGGGGCTTTATAGTATGTATGGCTGCCATCCAGCAATGCCTCTAAAGAAGGGCGGGTCAAAAAAAACTATTTCCTCCAACATCGAAAAGCTGAGGAAGGAGGGCTACCCGCAAAAACAGGCTATTGCCATTGCTTATAGCCAAGCTGGCAAGTCTAGCAAAAAGAAACCCAAGAGGAAGTGACATGGCACGCAAGGGCCTGTATTACAACATCAATGCCAAGCGCAAGCGAATTGCTGCTGGGGCGAAAGAAAGGAAAGCTCGCCCTGGCGAAAAGGATTACCCGGAAAAGGGCGCTTTCAAGCGATCCGCCAAAACCGCAAAAAAGAGGAAGTGATCATGGCTGTGCCTGAAAGGGTCAAGAACAAGATGAAGGAGTTGGGCCTTTCTGGGGTAAACAAGCCCAAGCGTACTCCGAATCATCCGACCAAATCCCATGTGGTCATGGCCAAGGAGGGGGATACCTACAAAGTTATTCGCTTTGGGCAGCAAGGTGTTTCTGGATCACCCAAGAAAGAGGGTGAGACCGCTGCTTACCGGGCAAGGCGAGAGGCGTTTAAGGCTCGCCATGCCAAGAATATCGCCAGAGGGCGTCTTTCGGCGGCTTGGTGGGCTTCGACTACTAAGTGGTAAACTGGTAACCAGTTCACCGCCTCCTCCTCTTCTCATGGCCGCTCATCATGGCTACGTCGAAGTGCAGTGTCCATCTTGTAAAAATATTAGAACAACAAGAAAAGACTTGCTGGCAAAAGCAAAAAAAGATGGTACTACTTTGATGTGTAAAAGCTGTGCGATGAAATCGAGACCGGTTACATGGAAGAAGAAGCAGGGTGAGCTTTGTACCGAACAAGGAGCTTACACCTCTTATAGATTGGCGAAGGGCAGGGTTGCCAGAAATCACAATGGCGCCTATGGGCATGTTGAATTTAGATTTGAGTCGTATGAGCAATTTCTTGAAGAGCTTGGGCCAAGGCCGGAAGGCATGACGCTTGATCGAATAGATGTAAATGGTCACTATGAGCCCGGTAATGTTAGATGGGCAACTGCTGGTGAGCAGTCACGAAATCGTCGCACTACTATCATGGTCAGCTACAATGGTGAGAATATGTGCCTAGGTGACGCAGCCAAGCTGGCTGGCGTAGATCGAAGCACCGTGAAAAGGAGAATGGATGCAGGCTGCCCAAAAGAGTTGTGGTTTGCCAAGGGCAGAGTCAATATTTCCGCGTTTAAGGATTGTGTTGATTCGGTCAACCCTCATTGAGCTTAATCCAGTCTTTCAATTCTTTTACATACTCCCTTAGCTGCCTGGCCTTTTCAATGTGCCAGAAATTTTTTGTTTCAAAATAAATTTGATTGTGATTGTCAATCGCTTTCAGTATTTCTCTGATTGCGTCGTTCCAGGGCTCTCGTACAGGGGTGTTGAATTCTCTTCTGGCCACTGTCCGGGGGGCTTTGGGATTCATCGCTATCATGATGCAGAGCGCTCAACTCAACCACATGCCTTACAAAACTGATCGCAACGTGATTGGTCGCCAAATCACTTCCGCCGTTGAGGAAGTGGTTACGGCTCTTCGCATCGCCTATGACGCTGGGATGGCCAGCGGCAGCGTGTACGTGATTCCCGCTGCTTTTACTCGCACCGATCTGGTCAGTCTTTTTGCTGGTCTTCCGACTGTGACCGGCACTCAGACCCTGGACATTTCCGGGACCACTGGAAATGCAACTGTCACCACTGGTGAAAAAGCTGTTGCCACTGGCAAGGGCTGGACTCTGGATGTCACCCCCTGAGTTTTTCTTTTCACGCCCCTTTGGCCCGGCATAAGCCGGGCTTTTTTGTTGGGTTTGCTGCTATGCTGTATCTGTTACGGCGTTTGAGGCAGTGCCCAAATGCCAGCGGTTGTACCGCACAGATCCAAGTGTTGAGAGAGCGATTGGCATGGGCCAGCCTCGTCTCTGTCGGCAGTGCCGAGCTTGCGAATCGAACAAGCAAATCACTACCTCAACGAGGCAAAAACAATGCTGCTCGCAGGCGTTCCCTTTATTCCCCAGCTCTTCCTTGAGTATCAACAGGAAGAGATCCAAGACAAAAATGCCCTGGCCACTTCTGGCCTGATGGTGACGAACGATGCCATCCAGGCTGAATTCGCCAAGGGCGGCAAAACCATCGACCTGCCCTTCTTCGGTGATCTGACCGGCGATTCCGAGATTCTCTCGGATGTGACCGGTCTCACCGCTGCCAACCTTGCTGGCGATGTGCAGACCGGCGTTCGCAACATGCGTGGCCGTGCCTGGAGCGCCTCTGACCTGGCTGGCGAACTGGCTGGTTCCGACCCCATGCAGGCCATTGCTCGCCGCACTGGTCAGTATTGGGTGCGCGACATGCAGAAGACCATGATCAACGTGCTCAAGGGCCTTTTCGGCACTGGCGGCCCGCTGACCAGCTCTCACGCTGTCGGGGGCACCGGTACCGCCCTGACCCAGGGCCTGATGGTGGACGGCATCGCCAAGCTGGGTGACGCTGGCCAGGAGCTGACCGGCGTGATCATGCGCTCCCCGGTCTACTACGCCCTGATGAAGCTCGACCTGATCGAGCCCGCCAGCACCACCAGTCAGCTCGACACCCGCCTCTCTGAGCAGCGTCTGGAGCTGGGCACCTACCTGGGCCGCCCGGTGTTCGTGGACGACACCCTGCCGACCGAGGCCGGCACTGGTGACGGCAGCGGCAAGACCGCTCATCACACCTACTTCTTCGGCCCTGGCGCTTTCGCTTATGCGAACGCTCCTGCCAAGACTCCGGTGGAGACCGACCGCGATTCGCTGAAGGGTATCGACTACCTGATCAACCGCACCCACTATCTCGTTCACCCGAACGGCATTTCCTGGGTCGGCAACGCTGCTGGCAATGCTCCGAGCAATGTCGAGCTGGCCACCGGCTCCAACTGGAGCAAGGTGTTCACCGATGACCGGAACATTCGCATCACCCGTCTGCTCTGCTACGTCTGATCGACTATCTTGTTGATTGACTGCTTCTCGGCCCTGTTGGCATCTAGTATGCTGATAGGGCCTTTTTCATGCAAACCCATGTCTATTGCTACTTTCCGTATTGCACAAGAAGAGCGTGAGGCCGAAATGGCCGCGAAACTTGCTGAGGAACAGCAGCCCGAGCCTGCGTGCGAAATGAAAGCACCCGAGCCCGTGCAAAAGGCGCCTCAGTCGCAGGCTGCGCCTTCCGCTACCGTGAAAGCAAAGCCTCAGACGGCTGTAAAGAAAACTGTCTGAGGGGCAACCGAGATAGAAAATGGCCTTCGTATCAACACTGGGCGCGTCTAACGCAAATTCCTTCGTAAGTGTTGCGAGGGCCTCATCTCTTCTGTCTGAGCTTCCGGCCAGTCCTGGGATTACTTCCTGGCTGTCTCTGAGTACTACGCAAAAAGAGCAGACTCTTGTTGCTGCTTCTATGACCATCAACCCCTTGAAGTGGAAGGGGGCTGTTGCGACTCAGGAGCAATCACTTGCATGGCCGAGAATGATCAAAATTGATGGGCGTGTTCTGCCAAACGATGAACTGCCTCTTGATTTTGAAATTGCCGTCTCTTACATGGCGGCATTTCTGACAGCCACTGGGGGTTATACCGGGCTGGCCTCTGACAACGATGGTGGTGTTACGTTGAGGCAAAATGATCAATACGAAGAGGTTGAGCTTGGTAGCGGGGCTCTTCGTGTTAAATACAAAAATGATGATTCGTCTCAGTCTGGCTTTGAGTTCATCCCGCCTTTTGCAATGGATATATTGTCAAGGTATATTATTGATAGCAGTTTTCATCAGCCTTACCTGACAAAAAATAGTGTTGCAATGGTTGACCCGTTTTATGCTGCTGGGGCCTTCAGGGGGCGTCGCATTAGATTTTCCGGGGGCCAGGTTTTTCCGTCTTATGGCGGTTGGGCCAGTAATCCTCTCTGATTGCCATGTCACTCGTAGATCAGGTATTTGGGGGCATTCCGGGGCCGCTGATTGCTCAGTGGGGGATTTCTGCTACTTATTTTAAGGCATCGCCTAATAGACAGTACGACCCCGAAACTGGAACTGTATTTGGCTGTGATCAAGAGATTCCGATCAAGATTGTCGTAACACAGTTGAGGCCAGAGGAAGTTCAGGGCCTTTATCAAATGACTGATGTGAAGATGATCATCGCAGCCTCTTCCCTTGGCTCCTATTATCCTCAGACAACCGACTCGATTGGCTATATGCAAAACGGGGTGAAGAGAACTGCAAAAATTATTGGAATGCTTTCCTATCGAGGGGACAGTCCTATACTGCATGTAGCTGTTGGGAGGCTGGGATAATGGCACCAAAGCGTTCACAGCGTCGCGGATATTCTTCTTCTGGCAAGCGCCTGGCTGATCTTGCGGAGGATACGAAAAGGAAGATTAACAATATAGCCAGAAGAGCTGCTGTCGAGATTATGAATGATCTTGCGGAAGCTGGGCCTAATTACAGCGGGGCCTTTCGGGATAGCTGGATCGCCATTCCAGTTGGCAAGGGCGCTACTGGTTCGGTTGGCGGGGGCTACCCATACAGCATGTCTCAAGTTCCTCAGCTTTCCACAACTATTTCAAGAGAGCTTGGAAGAAAAATTAAATTTACCATTGAAAATACTGCGCCTTACGCACCTCAGGCACTTGACTTAGAAGGGGATGTGTTTTTTGCTCAAGAATTTGAGCCGCAAGGTCGAGTTGTTGACAAGGGCTTGAGAAGCAATCCCGGCATTCGCGGCTCTATTCTTTCTGGCGGGAGGCGAAAAGATGGGTCGCCAGGTAAAGCTGTGATCACCGCAAAGCTTGACTGGTATATTGACTATTTGAATGGGGGCGGTCTTCAAAAATCCCTTGAGGGCGGCGTTGAACTTGGAATTAGGATCGACTAAAAATGGCTGATCAATCAGTAAACCAGCTAACGGACTATCAGCGCATTAGAGCTGCAATTGAAGCGCCATTGCTAACCGCTTTCAACTCTCAAGTTCCGCCAGTTCCGGTGTATTTTGATAACATCACTGCTGTTCCGCCTGACGCGCCAAATGAGTACGTGCGTGTCAATTTGACATTCGGCATGATGGGCGTTTGCGGTCTTTCTTCTAGTCTAAAAAATGCCAGGGGCGCCCTGATCATTCGCTGCTTTGCTCCTATTGGGGGCGGACCTGCAAGATGCCAGGAGCTTATTGCGATTGCCGCTGGAATTATTCAACAGCTTGGGGCGAGTCGAAAAACAAATTCTCATGTGTTTGTGAGAACCAGTGAAATCGTTGGGCCTGACTTTTTCCAGGAAAGAACCGAGTCAATTGAGGCGTCTCTTGCGAATTATGTTCCGCATTTTATGGGCAAAATCTCGACTGGCTGGCAGGCAACAGTTCCCTGTTCCGACTGATCTCATCTGGCTACCGTGTTCGTAGTCGGGCAGTGCCCGCATTGCCGTTTTTCGCCTAAACAACAATGTCCTGCGAAACTACTGTCCTGACTGGGACTTCTGGGGCTTTTTACTATAAGCCCGCTGGCACCGAAGTTTGCCTCCTCGCCACCGATTTTCCCTCCACTGGCTCCAACATCCAGGTTGGCGTTTTCCAAGGTTTCCGTGTTGGGGACCGAGTGACCCTGGCCTATCCGGTTGGCTCTACCACCACGGGCGCAATCACTGCTGGTGATTACTACGTCAAGACCTATGCTGCCGATACCGGCATCATGACGATTTCCAGCACGGAAGGCGGCAGTGCTGCAACTGCAACCGCTCAGCCCTCTGGCTTCAATGGCAACAAGGCAAGCATCAAGTTCAAGGATCACCAGATCCTCCTGCAGGTTCGTGACTGGACCTTTGAGATCACTCGTAACGAGATCGACGTTACCGTGATCGGGCAGGGAACCGGCCAGTACGCTCCGTTCCGTCAGTTCGTGACAGGTTTCGCAGACGGCACCGGCACTGCAACTGTTTACACCACTGAAGATGATACGTCGTTTGCGAATCGCATGATTCAGGACGTGATTCAGCGCAAACAGCTCGGTGCTCGCGTCAAGCTGTATATCGACCAAGTGGTTTCCGGGGGCAGCGTCAGCGACACCCTGAGCCGCTTCATCGAGTCGCCCATCGTGCTCACCTCTGCGAGCCTTGGCATCAACCCTGATGATGCTCAGTCTGTGTCGATCAACTTCCGTCCTTCCGGCACTCCTACTTTCGACCTGCTGAAGAGCTGAATTTACTTTTCTCTTTCTCGCCCCTTCGCCCCTCGCAAGAGGGGCTTTTCTTTGTCCGCCTACCTCTGCCCTCCCAGGTTTGCTAAGGTAAGATCAAGAGCTATTCCGTCATGTCAATTCAGCCAGGAAAATGGAATATCCCTATTCAGCGAAGAGCCACTTGGCGGTATCATGTTGAGCTGCGAGACGAAGCCGATAATCCGATTGATCTCACGGGCGCAAATGTATATTCTGAGATTTGGGACAAAAACAGAGAAAATAAACTGGCTGATTTCGTCATTGAATACATTGACGCTGAGCTTGGGCAGTTTTACTGGACCCTGCCGGCTGCAAGCACTATTTCTCTTCCCTGCGAATGTTTCTACGATCTGCAGGTGGTCGATTCACTGTCCAATCCTTATTATGTGATTGAGGGGCTTGTTTTTGTTTCGGAGGGTTATACATCATGACTCAGCCGGTTGCCGCCTCTACTATTTATGGGCAGCGAAATATTATTCTCAGGACTCCTGGGGTTGCTGGTCCGCCTGGTAAAAGTGCTTATGTTATAGCGGTTGAAGAGGGGTTTACAGGAACTGAGGCCGAGTGGTTGGCGAGCTTGGCAGAGGAAGCCAACAGCATTGCAATGGCCTATGCAGACGCTGCTGAGCTATCTGCCGATGAGGCCGCCGCAAGTGCTTTGGCGGCATCTGGATCTGCTGCATCAGCATTAGACAGTGCCAATGCCGCTGCTGCTTCTGCCGGTAGTGTTCAGCAGACCAGAGCCACTTCCGCCCTAATCCTTTCAGCCTTCTACATCTGAATCATGGCTACATCACCCTCCTTTGTTTCGACGCCTCGCATCGGTCGTGCTAGCCTCTCCATAGCCAATACTGCACTCGATGGCACTGGCGCCATTGAAACACTGCTCATTGGCGTAGCGGCAGGTACTCGCGTGTTGGAGATCAATACACAATGCTTGGCTACTTCGGCTACTGCACTGGTCAATCTGTTCTTGTCACTCGATGGTGGTACAACTTGGTCGCTGTTTGATCAAATTCTCATTTCTGCGGCCATATCGAGCAATACCGGCAAGGCCGCTAGAAACCTAGCGGCTTATACCAATCTGGTACTTCCTAATGCAAATGCGAGGCTAGGCTGCACTACGACGATCAGCCAAGCCACGCAGGTATGGGCGCTGGCTGCCGACCTAACGTGAACACCTCACCACTGAGCTGGGCAAATCCAGGCTGGGCCATAGCGCAAGGGGGATGGCCGAGGCGACGCGCATTGCGGGCAGAGCAAACTTGGCCGCAAGCTGATGACTTGTGGCAGCGCATTGGGCAAGTGCCGCAGTTTGATCTGCGATTTGCGGATGCAAAGTCTTTGCAAGATCAGGTCACGGGAGGCAGTCTGGTTTCTTTTTCAAGAGCATCGACTGCGACTTTCGTTGATGCTGGCGGTGAACTGCAGATTGCAAGCATCAATGAACCAAGATTCACTCATAGCGCAACCACGGGCGGGTGTCTCGGTCTGCTTATTGAGCCTGCAGGAACAAATCTGCTGCTAAACTCAAGTGTTCTTAGCACTCAAAGCGTTGCAGTGGCTCAAACGAGTTACGTATTGCATTTCACTGGTACTGGAAGTATTGCTCTTTCTGGAGCATCTACTGCTGGCCCCCTAGTGGGAGCAGGTAGCCTTGAGCGGAATCGAGTGTCGCTGATCTTCGCGCCAGCAGCAGCGGGCACGCTTACGCTGACAGTTACTGGCGAGGTGCTTAACGCGCAGCTAGAGTCAGGGGGCCTCAGGACAAGTTACATTCCCACTGCAGGTGCTGCGGCAACGAGAAGCGGAGACATTGCCATTATACCTTCATCATTTTTCAGCGGCAATGAATTCACCTTTTTGTTTCAACGGTTTACGAGAGTGGCAGGCGGTGGATTAACGCGCTACGCACAGTTCAATGGCGGCGGAGAAAATAGGTTGCTGAGTACAACCGTTTTGTGTAGTAATAGTACAACGGGCGTAGCCTTTAGCGCATTTGGCGTGGGCATTGATCTTGGGGTTCAGTCAAACTATGGTTATACATTTTGGCGTGACACAGCAAACACGTACTATCAAATCACAAAAAACGGCCTTCCCACAGCTTTGCTCCGTACCGTGCCGGGAGATGGCCTCCCAACAAGTCCGGGACTTATTTTTGGCTCAGCCGATCAAAACATGATAAATGTTAAAACTTTTGGTCGCATTACTTATTGGCCCGCTCGTTTTACCGCCGATCTCATGGCGACCCTGACAAGGCGATGATCTACGTTACGCTTCGATTCCCTGATCAGCCAACTGCCGTAACAGTGGCGAAAGCACTCGGCTATTGGGACGATGAAACCGATCAACTGCGAACTGCTGGTCAAGAGCAGCGCAGCGATGGCACCTACTACAGTTGGGGCATTGACGTGATTGGGGACGTTGTTGACACAATGGCTGTGATGAATGACGACGGCACGGTTGCCATTCCCGCCGTCTATCGCCCTGGCTGGTTTGTCAATGTGATAGGGGAAGAACTGCCAAGTGGTCTTGCCGAGTATGAGTTGCCATACGGCAGCGCCGGTCGAGTGTTTGCGGGAACAGATCAGCAATAGCGCTCAAGTGATTGCTATGTAAGAATTTTGAACCTTCTGCTTTTACCAATTATGCAGAACTGTGGGCAGTTGCTGCACTTGCTAATATTATGGAGTAGGCCCTTGGTAGTTAAGCTATGACAAGCTACGGAAACGTTGAGAGCGTCCAGGGGCAGCCGAAAATTATTCTTCGCACCCCTGGTTTTTCCGGCGTCCCTGGTCCCCCCGGACCGCCCTCATCGTTTTATTTTTACTCACAGGTCGCCCCCTCTTCTACATGGCTGATCAATCACGGCCTCGGGTTTCAGCCAAGTGTTCAAGTGTTTGATAGTGGTAGTCAGAAGATCGAAGCCGATGTGTCCCATCCGAGTGTCAACACTGTCGCTATCGTGTTTACAGTACCAACCAGCGGCTTTGCGCGGTTAAACTAAGATGCCACGGAAAATCTTTACCGACTTTGACTTCCAGTCGGTCAGCAAAGTCATCAATCTTCCCGCCCCTAGCAGTGCTGGCGATGCGGCATCCAAGTCCTATGTCGATGGTCTTGTTGAGGGCCTGGCGTGGAAGGATTCCTGTCGGGTTGCTACTCAGTCCAGCCTGAATCTTTCAAGTCCTGGGGCCACGATTGATGGCGTCACGATGGCGTCACAGGATCGTGTTCTTGTGCGTGCGCAGGCTACCGATTCTCAAAACGGAATTTATGTCTGGAACGGCGCTGCCGTTGCCATGACTCGTGCTCTGGACGCAAATACTTTCGCAGAGCTTGAGCAAGCAGTTACAAGTGTTGAGGAGGGGACGAGCAGTTCCACTTCTTACAGGCAGGATCAAATCAACGGCACGATTGATAGTAGCCCTGTTAGCTGGGTTACATTTGGCACTTCCGCCCCTTCGGCCTCTGAGACGACTGCTGGCATTGCCGAAATTGCTACGCAAGCAGAGGTCAACACCGGGACTGACGATCAGCGTTTTATTACGCCCCTGAAGCTCGCTACCTGGAGTGGGCGCATCAAGAAATATGCCGCAAGTATTGGTGACGGCACCAACACTAGCTACACTGTGACTCACAATCTTGCAACTTTGGATGTGAACGTCACTGTGTTCAATAACAGTACGGGCGAAGAGGTGATTACTGATGTCACTCACGCTACGACTAATACCTTGACGGTGGTATTTGCTACTGCGCCTACTTCTAACGCTTATCGCGTTGTCGTGGTTGGCTGATGACAAGAGATTTGCTTACGGGCGCTAACTTTAGCGGCCCTTTGCAGGTAAATGGTAGTGCCGGTACGGCTGGCCAGGTGCTGCAATCTGCCGGCCCTGGTCAGGTTCCTACATGGGCAACGCCTTCGGGTTCTGGCAGTAGCTTTGCCGGCTATGCAGTTGGCAACTGGATTAGTCCTGTTTTGGGGGCTGTCTCGGCTGGTATTGCTCATGTTGCCAATAACATTTATCTATTTCCTTTTATTCTTCAGCGATCAATTTCAGTTGACGCACTTGGGGCTCGTGTTACCTCGGCATCTGTGGGAAGCTCGACTCAGCTTGCAATTTATTCATCTTTGAGTGGGCTGCCAACTGGCACGCCCCTGGCTTCAACTGGAAACTTGAGTTCTGCCGCTACCGGCACCATTACCGCTTCTGTTACCTCTTTCAATATCTCGGCTGGCGCGATTTACTGGATGGCGACAAATTCAGGCGGCACGCCGATATTGCAACATCTTTCAGCAGCCTCTAATGCCATAGGTTATATACTTGGCTCTGATTCAATTGGTGACATTACAAATGCTGCCGCTGTTGCGTCCTACTATCGAATTTTCGCTCAAACTTTTGGTACTTGGCCAAATCTGACGGGCGCTTCGACCACGAAGGCGACGGGGGCGGGGCGTGGAGGCATTGTCTATCTGAAGGTATCCGCTCTTCTCTAGTTATGGCTATTCATTACGGGCACGAAAATATTACAATTACTGATGACTTTGATCCAAGTCGTCCAGCAATTGTATTGCCACTAGGTACTTCGTCGGACGATGTAGCTTCTGCTGCGCTTGGCTATCTGCACCCTGAGCCAGACTTTGATGGTTTTGGGGAATCGCTGCTCACCAGTGTAGAGATACGCGAGGCTTATGATCTTGCGCTTGCCGGTAACGCAATTACTACCTGTAGTCTTCCTGGGGCGATTTTGGCTGCAGAAGCCGGCGAGATTGGGCATCTTCGCACGGCTATCTCCTTGCTTCGTAATCAGGGCTTGCTGTCCAATGAAGTCTTGCTTGCAATGGAACAGGCTGCAGAAGCTCATCATTTGCCACAGGAGTTCCTGCAAGTGTTTCAAGTGCCTCAGTAGCCATCTAGAGGCTGCGGTTGCTGACTTATCTGCTAACCTCATGAGAGAGCATTTCGCCCCCTAGGCTATGTCAAACTTTGGAAACTCTGGAAACGTTCAAGAGCATCCGAAGATTATTCTTCGCACCCCTGGCTTTTCGGGGCCTCCAGGGCCTGCAGGGCCTCCGGGGCCTCCGGGGCCTGCGCCTTCAAGGGATATTGGGGTGATTTATTTGAAAAATAATACAACTCCGACGACAATTGCAGAAATCAATGCCCGAGCAGTGGTTCAGGGCACGATGCAGACTGGCACGCTTGTCAACTTCATCAAAGATCCATCAAGCAATTCTCTCAAATATACGGGGGATGGGGGCATTTTCCATATTGTTGCCACATTTAGTTTTACTTCTGGCTCTCAAGATATTTGTGGATTTTATATTGGAAGAAATCAGAATCCATCTTCTGCCCTCGATCCGAATGCCGACAGGATTTCCGAGTCAGAGATTTATGCAAACGCAGGCTCTAGCTCTAACCAACCAAAGCCTGCCGCTATCCAAACGGTATGTCAATTGAACACGAACGATAGAATCTTTTTCATTGTTCAGAACCAAAGCAGCACTTCCTCGATCACGGTTGGCTTCTTGAAGTTTGTTGGAATCGAGTGATCATTTTCTCACGCCCCTTGAAAACTTGAGTTCCGGCGTACTAGACTTTTCAGGCAAGTTGCCCCTCACTGGTCAATGGCTTCCACTCCTGCTACGCCCCCCTCCACTTCTTCCATGCGTGCGATCGACCGTCTGCGCAAGGCTGCCAACTTTGAGCCCATCAAGCAAGTCGTGCTTCTCGACAATGGCGATGAGCTTGAGTTCTACGTGACGCCCCTGACGGCTGCTGAGCGCGAGAAGGCTCAGCGCAACGCCAAGACTGACTCGACCAGTGACTACGCCCTCCAGCTCCTGATCCTGAAGGCGAAGGACGAGACCGGGCAGCCTCTGTTTCGCCCCGGCGAGGCAGCGATCCTGAAGCAGGAAGTTCCTGACGAAATCCTTCAGCAGATGATTCTGAAGGTTTTCCGTCCGAACGAAGACGAAGAGATCAATGATGACATGAAAAGCGATTGAATCGCAGCTTGAGTCTGACAACAGACTCTACTTTCAATTGTCTCTCGCGGAAGAGTTAAAAATGACTCTTTCGGACTTAAAGAATAAAGTCACAGAAGAAGAAATGATTCTGTGGCAAGCATATTATTCGATTAAGTCAAAGAGACATAAAGAAGAAATGGACAAAATCAAGAGACGCCGCTGACTCTCCTGGGTTGGCGGCTTTTTCTTGCCTAGACTGTTGATACGAGTAATTGTTGCGGCATGGCCAACTATCAGGCAACTATTGATCTGATTGTTAGGGGTCAGCGGCAAATTGATCGCGTTCTTAGCAGCATCGACCAGCTTTCTTCCCTGGTCGATAAAGTTAAGGCTACGCCAATTCAATTTAACACCAAGGGCGTTGCAACGGCAAGTGTTGCTGCTCAAAAAGCTATAGATGGCCTAATCAAAAAACAAGCAATATATCAAACTCAGCTAAAAAGAAATGAAGAGCAGCAGACAGACTTGCTCCTTAAACGGGCAACCCTGGAGCTTAAGCTGCAAAATAAAAGAAGGAATCCAGATAGCAAAGCGTACAAAGCCGATCAAGAGGCTCTCAAAAGAAACATAGATCTTGCTAAGCGATTGGGCGAAGAATATGAAAGACTCAGCTCTGGTGTCACAAGTACCTTCAAGGAGATAGGGCGAGCACAGAAAAGGGCTGCTGCCATTCCTGCGCTTGAGGAGGAAATTCGGTTTGTAAATCAATTGGCCGATCAATACTTGAAGCTTGGCGCTTCAAGAAAGATTGGGGTGCAGGGGCAATTCCTGAAAGGACTGGCTTCAAATCTGCCGCAAGCAAGTCTCAAGCAGCAAGTTCAGTTGTTTTCGGAAATTGCAAGCAATTCCGAGACGGCATCAAAATCTTTCAGGAAGTTTACTATTTCTTCTGAGCTTGCATCTCAGAAACTTGCTGCCACCTCTAGGAAGACTTTTCAGGTTCTTGCCGAGGCTTTTTCTGCTGAAGCTCCTAAAACTAGCTTCGGTAGCTTTCTGGGGAAAGAGGATCTCGCCGGGGCGAGAAAGCAGGTTGATGAAGTAATTGCCGCTTACCCAGGCATCGCAAAAAGTATTGCCGGACTTGGTGCTTACAGAGGCGAGCTTTCAAATATTCTTTCGCTTCTTCCAATCGCCAGCTCTGAATGGACAAGAGTTGCTAGTGCAATCAAGCTGGTCGATGATCAGCTAGACCGGGTTGCGCTGAATCAAAATAAAAAGGACTTTGGCCCTGAAGAGGCCCCTCGCATGGGGCCAGCGAAAAGTATTGTCTTTGGCCCAGAAAGATCAGCGGAAGAGCTGAAATTCAACAGACTGGTAAATGCTGAGCTTGAGAAGCAAACGGCAATTGAAGAAAGAATCAAAAATGCCAATTTAACTAAAACCCAGCAAAAAGACTTGCTTCTCAGGCTAGATGAGGCAAATACTGCTCTAGTGAAGGGCAGGCTGGACACGGCTCACTCAATTACGCGAGAGCTTGACGAGCAGAGAAAGTCTTACGAAAGACTGAATAGGCGAGCTGCTCAGGATCCTGCGCAGCAAACTGAAGATCGCAGGCAAAGAGTATTCGCAAAGGCTCAGGGCATCGAGAGGAGTCTTCTGACTCTTGGGGCCTCGGGCATAGCAGTTGAGCAAGAGCTTGTAAATATACAGACCGCCAAGAATAAACTCAAGGAGCTTGAGGGCAATATTACGCAAAGCAACGCAGAGGCTTCTACCGCTCAAGTCAGAGAGTTGCTTGGGGATGTCAATAAAGTTAGCAATGCCTTGGGCGAGATGCGAACCAAGGTTGCCGGGGCTGGCGGGCTTGGTAAAACTAGAACCTTTGGCGTTCTGGGGACTGATTTCCTCCCGATTACCGGAAAGCTGCCGGGTGGTAGCCTAGTTGCTGGTTCTCCGAAGGCAAAAGAAAAAGAGATAGAAACCGTTGAGAAGGTAAACAAGTTGCTTGAGGAGCAAGATGCTCTTCAGAAGAAAATCAATGAAAGCTCGCTGACCTCTTCTCAGAAGCAAGAGTTGACGAACAAAACTCTTGCAGCGAGAGGCGAAATTGAAGGCAGAAACTTTGATGCCGCCCGTAAAATTTCCGATCAGGTAAAAGAATCAACTTCTTCGTACCAAAAGCTTAACAAGGATACTGAGCGAGTCAATAATCTTTATAAAAAAGCTATCGAGTACACTCAAGAGTGGGACTCGTACCTTGAAAGACTTGAAAACAAAGAACTGTTTGACAGCTCAGATATTGATGATTTTACAAGTAAACTTACCGGTAGTTTTGGAGAGCTTGAAAATCTTTACAAAGAACTTAACCAGCAAGGCTTGGAAGCCGGAAGAGATTTCGATAATAGGTTGAAAGCGAGCGGTCCTTTCAAAGATCGCCTGCTTGACCTGAAGAAGCTCAACAATGATTACACCATTGAGTCAAAGAAGGGGGTTCAGGCGGAGACTGCCCGAGCAAGGGTGCTGGAGCTAATTAAAAAGCTTGAATCGAATTCTGTTGAAGCAAGTAAAGAAAATCTGAACATTATTTCTGCGGAAGTATCCACTCTGAAAAAGCAGCTTAGTGTTGCAATTAGCGAAGCAAGGGCTGCGGGCACTTATGCAACTGGCGGGGCGAGTGCTGCCTCCAGGGGTCTAACCGTTGAAGCAATCGAGGGCCGCAGGAATGCTCTTCTTAGCAGGTCTTACACCCTTGAGGGGCAGTTAATCTCTCTTCAGGGCAAGGGCGTTGATGTCGCTGAAGAGCGTGCTGCCGTACAGACGAGAATTAACAACCTCAAGCAACTTGAAGGGCAAATTACCGAGAAAAATATAGAGGATACTGCACGCGATCTCCGAGCGGTACTCAGGGCAACGCAAGAAGCTGAAAACGCAGCAAAGCAATCCAGAAATGTGCTCGCAGAGAGAGGAAGAGCGACTGGGTTCAGCAAAAGCTTTGAGGGCCTTAGGGAGTCACTGGCTGGGTCCGGGGCATTCTTTGGGGAAGTTTCGCCGCAGGAGGCCATTGATAAAGTCGTCCGCGAATTCACCCCTTCACTTCTTGGCACGCCCGGTCTTGTAACACTGAGTCAGCTTGAAAAGCCGGCAAAGCTTTCCTCCGAAAGGCTCAAGGCGCTTTCTACTGTTCTTCAGGAAATTTACTCTCAACTCGATCCCGTAGGCCCCGCTGCTCAGCGTCTTGCCAAGGAGCTAATTCAGACTATTCCTGCTCTTGATAACATCCAGGCCAGTCGCGCCCCTGATGCTGATTTTCTCGATCGCATCACGAAGAACCCCAGGCTTTCCGCTGGTATTAGCGAGGGCTTGATCGGTGGCGCCTTCCCGCTGCTGTTTGGGCAGGGCCTGGGGGCGTCTGTGGGTGGTGGTGTCGGCGGTTTTGCTGGTGGTGCTGCCGGTGGCGCCCTTGGCTTCGGTCTGTCGCTGATTGGTACGGCTGCTGGCTCCGCTCTTGATGCGCTTGCCGTTGCAGCTCAGGATACTGGCAAGGCCCTCATGTATCCCGTTGAGAGTTTTCAGCAGCTAAAAGACGCCGGGCTCTTTGCTGGGCGCAGTCAGGAATTCCTTATTTCTAAGCTCATTGAGTCCGGAAAAACTGCAGAGGCTTCCGCAGTTATTCAGGGCGAGATTATCAAAAAGATTGGTGTTCAGGGCTCCAAGGATCTAACGAGGCTTGGTGACAGCTCCATTGAGCTGAGCAAGGCGTGGGGTGAGCTGAATTTGCAAATGCAAGCTGTCTTGGCTGGACCCCTCACTGGCCTTATCCGTTGGGCGACCAGTTCAGTCAAGAGTGTCTCTGGCGAAATTCAGGCTGCCGAGAATATCAAAAACATAAGACAGGGACTGCCAGAAAGCCAAAGGAAAGAACTTGATAGGCGGATGAATGAAGCCTACGCAAAATCGTCATTTAGTGGTGATCTTGCAAGCAGTGGCGGAGTAGCCAGGCTTATTAAAGAGTACGACGCAATTGCCAAAGAGTTTTCAAGCCGCTCAACAGTCACCCCACCACAGGCAGCCCTCACCCCTGAAGAAAAACAGGCAGCACAGCTAAAGCCCTATCAAGAGCAGGTTGACAAAATTAACCGAGAGCTTGAATCTATTGATATTACCAAGAAATATACGGATGCGATAAGGGCTGCGGCTAATGAGCAGCAAGATCTGGATCGCCAAAGAAGTGAGCTTATCAAGTCCTACGAGGAATCTATTGCTGACATCAGGCTTGGCGTTGAAAGAAGGATCGTCCAAGAGCGACTTTCCAATCTCCAAAAAGAAAATGAGCTTTTCGCCGCACAGGGAAATTTAAGACTTCAGCAGCTTCAAAATGCAAATGCTGAGCTAAAGAACTCTCTTGCCGGTAACGATTTTGGGCAGCAGTTTGCCGACGTTGTTACTGAATTTACAGAAAAGCAGCTTTCGACTGAGAACGAAATTGCTAATCGTCGTCGCTCGCTTGAAGCTGAGATCGAGGGCAAAAAAGTTGAGGTAGAGCAGTACAGGGCCGATGTTGCTCAGCAAGTAGCGAGGCTGAACACTTCAACTCAAAAGCAGATTGAGCAAATTGAGCTAAGTGTTCTGAGGAAAAAGCAAGAGTATGATGCTAAGCGTTTTAATCTTGAAAAAAATATTGCAATCAATAATCTTGAAATCAAGAGACTGGAAGCAAAGCAGCAAGAAGAACTTTACAGAAATATTGCCAAGGCCAATCCTTTTTCGGCCCAAGAGGCGCTTGGCAGGGCGTCTGTATTTGAGAAGCAAGCTGAATTCATTGAGCAACAGAAAAACCTTGTCAAGGGCTTCGCTCCGCCCCCTCAGCTTTCCTTCGCCCCCCTCGCTGTAGGCGCATCTGTTTCGACTGCCGGTATTCAATCCGTCTCAAACAAGGGCATTCAACTTGCCAGAGATATTAAAGCTGTTGAAGATCAAATTTCTCAGCTTATTCAGGGCGGAAATATTGATGAGCTGAATGCAAAGCTCAAGGCTCTTGCTGATCAGGGCGCCAACGCTGCAATTGATAAATTTGAAGATCTTCGGGGAGCGCTTGTTGGCAACCCACTTGAGCGATCTAACAGGGAAATTGATAATGCGATTGAAAAGATCTCTAAAGCTGCTGGGGCTGCTTCATACAAAGAGTTGTTCAAGCTTTATGGCGATCTTGCCAAGGCAAACCTCAAACTTGTTGCATCTCTTGAGTATTTTAATGAGGCCGTTGAGGAGCAAATATCTCGGATTGAGTCACTCAAAGCCGAAATCAACTCTGCAATTGTGGGTACTAGCGAATATGAAAAAACGCTAATTGACCTCACTCAGAGAGGTATCAAGCCCACCTCAGAGGAATTCCAAACCCTGATAGACGGGGCGAAAAAGATTGACATCCTTCAAGAAAAGCTTGAAGTCATCAATCGCTTTAAGACCTTCTCTGATAGTCTCACCTCCTCCCTTAGGGGGCTGATTGAGAACTTCTACGAGCTTGGCAGTGCGTCCGAGGCCGTTAAGAGGGTTGGGCAGGAGTTGGGCCAGAAATCGCTTGGGCTTATTCTTGATATTGCCTTCAAGCCTGTTGAACAGGCAATGCAAAAGTCAATCTTTGACATTGCCGGCAAGCTTGGCTTTGACATCAAGCCAGAGTCGCTGCAGCAACTTGAAGAAATCAAGATTATTAGAACGAATATTGAACAAATCAATACAAAAATTGGGCAGGCTCCAGGAGGCACTGGGTTAATTGGCGGCCTTGCTCAAATTCCTGAATCTGCGATGCAGGATAAATGGACGGAAGCGGCAGTCCGTCATGCAAATATGGCGGAATTGTTCCTACAGCAAGCAGAGCAAGAGTTTAAGTCCGGGGTTGCCAATCCAGACACTCGCCTATATGGGCTGGCGAGGAAGAAGTTGATCGATGTCGTGACGGACCCTGGTTCACCTCCGCTTGACGCATACCCAGAAGCTCTGGGGGAAATGATGAAAGATCAAGTGAGAAGATTTGAAGCGCTTGAGAGAATGGTCAATGGGCAACCCTATGCAAATCCGACAACGACAAATCCAACCCAGCCGCAGGCCACCCCCATTCAGCGAATCCCTTACTCCCAGCAGTTTGACACCAGATCCAGCCTGCCGACCAGCGCCTTTACTGGAATGGGCGGGTCAAATGATCAGGTTCCAGGTGGTCGCCAGGTATTTCCGCTGCCTGACAGTGCGCCAGAGCTTGAGGTCGAAAAATTTACCAACTCGGTAAATGAGGTCCAAACACAAACCGATAAGCTAACTGGCTATACATATAGCGCTGCCGAGGGGATCTGGCAGTTTGGGGAGGAGACCAATCTGTTTAATGAGTATTTCAAGCGCAAGACACTTGATTTCTCGACGGCCTCTGGCCAGTGGCAACTCAATCTTGGGCAAGCCGTAACAGCCCTTGGGCTTGCCTCAAGTGCTGTCGTTGGAATTGTTGGCGGTGTTCAGCAGGTTAAGCAGGGCGGAATTGGAAATGTTCTTGGTGGTATTGGCTCAATTCTTACCACGGTGGGAAGTATTGGCCTGAGTGTTGCTGGCATGATGAAGCCAGGTCTCCCCTCTGGTGGCACTGGCGGCTTCTCTGCGCCCCCTGCTGGATTTAACGTTTTCGGCAATTCATCGGTTGCTCCTGGTTATCAATTTGCGATGGGCGGAATTGTTAAATCGCCCACGCTCTTTGAGTTTGAAGAGGGCGGCATCCAGAAGACCGGGCTGACGGGCGAGGCTGGGCCGGAGGCGATCATGCCGCTGCGCAGAGGGGCTGATGGGCGCCTGGGCGTTGAGGCTGATCTGTCGGTGCCATTTGAGTCTCTCGACGCCCTTGGCGACGACCAGGAGGGCGATGATGAGGCCGTGGCGGCTCGCACGCTGTCGGTTCCCTTCAGGAAGGAGGGCGGGGCGATGAGCGCAGCCAGGATGATGCAGATTGCAGAAGAGGCTGGGCTGAGTATTCCTTTTGCGAAGAGCGAAGGTCTTGCAGCTACTGGCAGCTCTGGAGATTCTGGCGTTATCAGGTTTGAATCGGTTATTATCAATAATCAAGAGTTTGTCACCAGGGATGAAGCCGAGGAGATCGGGCGCAAGGCAGAGATCCGAGGGGCGAATCGGGGGGCGGATCTTGCAAATCGCCGGATCAAGAACAACAATCAACTTCGCAAGTCCCTTGGAATTCCGAGCTAAGTAAATGGAACTTTGCAACTTCTTGCGCTTCAAGGAAAGGGGTGGTGCTTACACCACCTGGCTCGCCCAAAATTTCTTCCCCGGCGAGACTAAAACCTTCCAGTCTGCAAACTATCAATTTATACCGATAGCTGTTTCGACCAATTCCAGCACACAAGGCGGGGAGAGGTCCGAGGCTGCAATCAGCGCCCCATCAAACGACATCACCCATAACGTTTTCTGCGAAGCCTGCAAGGAAGACTGGCTTCTTGAGATCAAGACCGTAAAAGTAAACCTGGCGAACTTTTCACTTGGCGCCCTTTTGACCTCAGAGACCTGGGCCTGCTCTCAGGTTCAATATGATATTTCCCTTGATGGCGTGGTTCTTCAGCTTGCCTCGCCCCTTGATTCTGTTACTCGCATTGGGGGCAGAGTCTTGTCACAAAAGCTGGTGGGGGCTTTACCAACAAGCGGAACGCTTAGCCTGCAATGATTGATTATTACAAGTGGATTGGGCTTCCACATGAGATTGGGGCTGATCCTGACGATGGGGTAGCTGCCGATTGCCTGGTGATGACAAGTAAAGTCTTGAAATCACAAAATCTTTTTTGCCCGCCCCTGAATCCAAACTGGTTTGAGATGGCCAGGCAGGAGAGATGGGATAGTTTGTATCGAGAGTGGGGGAGGCTAATGGAAAAGACTGACGACATTAGTAACGGCTGTGTTTACATGCACTCGGACAAAGAGCAGTTGTTTGGGCTCGGGGTCTTCATAGATGGGGGATTTCTGATCGTCAGGCACACCAAAGGTGTTGCTTGGATTCCAGTATCATTGATCCAGAAGCCGAACTACTGGAGAGTCCGCAATGTTGCCTGCTGATCGCTACGTTGCATCTCTTCTTGGGCTGACTGACGAGCAATACAAATACTGGAAAGACTATGTGAGGGCAAGGGCGCAGGAAGGGCCTCAGCCATCGGTTGTTTGCGGAGATCCTGCAACAACTATTGCGATTGTTTCTCTCGTGCTAACTGTTATCGGCACTGGGCTGCAAATTATTGGGGCATTGCTTCAGCCCAAGCCAGGGCGCCCCGCTGAAATTGATGGCAGAGAAACAACCGGGAAAAACCAAAAAGGAATTACTTCTTTTGCGCCCCGAGCTGGTTTTGATGCTGTTCAGGACGTAGCAGCAATTGGGGAGCCGATTCCTGTCATCTATGCCAACAGAGAAACGATTGGGGGCCAAACCTACGGGGGCGTCAGGGCGAACACTTCGCTTCTCTGGTCTCAGATCTGGAGCCTTGGGGGCTCTCAGATGCTCAGGGCGGTCTTCATGATCGGGGAGGGCAAGATTGTTGGCCTCGACCCCCTGGGCTTTGCTATCGGGGACAACACGATTGGCACCTATGACCTTCTGACGGCAGGGGCCAATGAAATTGGCAGCAGGCTGACTATTTATTACAGAAACAATGGGGGCAGGCTTGTTTCAGGTAGCAGAATTGCCGGAAGGCTTGCCGCTCAGGACATCGGCAACGCTCAGTCCGATGGGGCGGACGATGTTTTTCAGCTTAAATCCGTTGATGGTGAGTGGGCGCCTGACTTTTCGGCATCTATCAAGCCAAGCACTAGCACTACTTTTGGTGTTTACTCGCCCATTGGAAACAATCTTGGCTTCAAGCTAAATCCAAATGTAAGACCTGGCGTTACGGCAAGGCTCAAGCCGAAGGGCGACGACGGGGACGCCAAAGTTGCGTGCGACAAGGATGACGTAGTTCAAGTGCAGCGAGATAAGTTTGCAGCTTTTTTCTCAACTCGCTCTGGAATCACCGCTGGAACATTTGCAAGCGTTGGGGACACAATTACATATAAGTTGTTCAGGAGTAGTGATTACGATACACAGTTTCAGTCGATCGGTGAAGACGGAGATACTTGGAATACGTCAAAGGAGATCAGAGATGTTACAAACGTTTATGGCGAGCCAAACTATAGTGGTTCAACAATCTTTCCAGGATCAGTTGATCTTTCTGGCTTGCTGAGCGCAATTCAGTTGCAAACACCGCCAACGCTTAATACAACCGACAAGACTCTTACGCTGGGGGTTGTTGCCGACAAGAGTGATTTTGAAAGTATCTATCAAAATGCAAGTTTTGGGCAGTACATTGTAAAATACTGGATCAAGGCAAGCAATAATGACAGAGACATTGATTTCAGAATCAAGCTCAATGTAGTTGTTACGGTTAGAGCGCTCAGAAAATATATTAGAAATAGCTCTGGGGATTCTATTGATTTCAATAACAGCACTTTTTCCATTGGCACTGGAATTGATCAGGACGGGCTAATCAACAAGCAGGTTGACATCAACTTTGGCCTGCCGGAGGATCAAGACTCTTACAGTAATGTAAGCACTGCCCCAAACGGGGACTTGAGCGTTGACATCATTTTTAGGTATAAAAACTCTGACATTTACTCTGAAAAGGCTGACGACGCTGCGTCTTCTGTTCTCGCTCGTCAAAGAGCCTGGGATGATGCAATTGTCATAGGGGAGATTTACAAGATTGGCTCATGTCTTGCTGTTTGCTCTGCACGAAACCCTGAGAACGCGATCTTCCGCAGCGATGCCGAGCTGGAAGAAGAGGATTCTGGTGAAACGATTACGGCAACTTTCAAAGTTGTGCGCCCCGGACAGGCTGCTGTTTACACAACCAGCGACCTTGAGGCGGACGGGCTTCAAACAATCGACAGAAAAAACGCAACAAATGGCCCTCACCTAATGAGGGTTGCGGTTGCAAATATCGCAACAACTAGAGACTGCAGGATCATTGAGATTGGTATCAGGTCTTCTCTCGGGATCAGGATCAGTGGGCTTATGCGCTTCAGGAAATGCCTGACCTTTGCAGAGGCCGATGGGCGTGCATGTGAAAACTACGAGGGCGACACGATCAAGAGTGGGGACAAGCTGAAAACAGATCAGTACCAAAGTGGGGTGACTTCAACAAGCGAAGAAAGATATAGCTTTTTCCGTGTAAGTGTAAGAAAGTATTCTGATGCTTCTTTCACGCCCCTGAATCAATGTTTTGGGGTTGTGAGCATTACTCAGCAGCCTGTCTTCAACTACATTCGGCTTGAAATGCCAGAAGAGGCGAGATGGGAATTCAGAATTGAGCCTTTGACGGGGTGGGAAATTAGAGAGAGCATCGCTACTGGCGCCCTTTGTGTTCTGAATGCCACGCTGACGGGGGCTACCTCATATCACGTCGTTACAACTTCTACGTCATACGGGACCGTCAAGACTTATTTCAATGGCGTCAACAATGTAACTAGGAGCGGTGGCACATTTGCCCTCAGGCAGACGAAGAGAGACAATATGGGCCTGCCTCATGTGGATACCGGTAATAATTATGCGGACGCTTGGGGCAAGCTTGCTGAATTTTTTGTCTACGAGGAAATACAGTCCTCTGCTTCTAATGGGCCAGAGCACGAGATAGTTTACGTCAATGAAATCGTTGAAAACACAACTGCCCCTCTATATGACGGAATTGCCCTCGTTGGCATCAATGTCAGATCGGCGTTTGAGTGGGCGCAGTTCAGGCAATTTTCTGGCTATGTGAATCAGGGGGCGGAAATTAGAAGATTGCTCAACGGGCTTAGTCTTGGCGCCTCTCATCTTTTCCCTGACGTTGCCCTTGATCGCTTCACAAATGAAAAGTATGGGCCTGGAAGGATTGACGATAGCCTGATCGACATTCCCTCTTTTACTACTGCAGCTCAGTGGTGTTACGACAATCGCTACTTTTTCGATGGCCCCGTAATGCTTGGGAGCAATTCGCCTCGCCAATGGGCTGCTGATGTTGCAGCAACAATGCTGCTTGATTTCAGAGAGACGGGCGGAATTTATTCACTTTCTCCCGCCCTCAGCTTTTCTGCAATTCAGCACAAAGCTCTATTTACCGCTGGAAATATACAGGAGGGCACTTTTAAGTTTGAAACTATTCCAGTAGACGACCTGAAGCCTGTTCGGGTGAGCGCCAAATGGCGAGAAGAGAGGGCTGGTTTGGACCCCAACAACCCCGGCCTCTTTCCTGTTGAAAGAGAGGTGCTGGTTGCTGAGGCCGCCCCCTATGGCAGTGATTCCGACCCGATCGAATCAATCGACCTCTCTAGCTATGTCACAAACGAAAAGCACGCCATTGATGTTTGCAAGTTTAGAATTCGGGCGAAACGACTCAGAGATCATACAGTCAGCTTTGAGATAACCTACGACGCCCTGGAGGGGGTTTGTTCTGAGCTATTCCCAGGCGATTACATTAAAGTCGCTATGGACACAACTGTTTACAATCAATTCAATAATGGGGCGGTATTGAGTAACGGGCAAATTGTTTGCTCCACGCCCCTTGATCCTGGCACGTATAACGTAATCGCTTGGGATGGGACTTCTAATGATCCTGCTGATGCGACACTGGCAGTAAACTCAGACGGTGAGGGCTCTCCAACCGGAATAGTCTTCACCGTAAAAAGCAGTACAACTCAGGTGAGAACTTATCAGATTTCCAAGATTACACCAGTGCAAGATGGCAGATTTTCGATCGAGGCTGTTCACGCCCCTGTCAACGAAAACAGTGTTCTTCTGATTGCTGCTGGCTGGAACAATTCATCAAACTGGGTAATTGAATCATGACCGTAGCATTTCCCGCAGTCCAGCCGACAGGTTGCTCTTTTACTCCGCCCTCCTTCCCGATTTCATCTTCTCGATCTCAGTCTGGGGTGAGAAGCTACAGGGTTTGGGCGTCAAAAGAATCAGATGCTGTTCTTGAGTTTGATTTTGAAAATATCAGCCAAGAGGCAGCGCTTGGAATCCTTGAGGCGTACAGAGAGGCAAAGGGGCCTGTTGAGGGGCTCAGCCTGCCTTCAATTCTTTTCAATGGGATTACAGATTCAGAACTTCTTGCTTTTATCAAGCAGACGGATTCTGGGCTAACGTGGCATTTCTTTGAAGATCAGCCACCGCAGCTTCAGCGAGTACCCGGCAGGAGATACACGACTAGAGTGACACTTAGAGCAGAGCTTAGATTCTCGTGACTATTCTCAACGGCACACATGGGGAGTTGCGCTGGAATGGCCTGAAGGTCGCCAAGGTGACTAACGCTTCAATCAACAAAACCAGGGATACGTTGCAGACCACTGGGATTGGTGACATGGACGATACTTTTACCTATGGGAAAAGAAATACCAGCGGCAGTGCCACTCTTCTTTACAAGACGGATGACACCGCAACCACTGATCTGATGAATCGAATCCTCAATGATGGGGAAGCGGTTGACAATCTTACTTTGATCCTCTACAAGGGGCAGTCCCAGGGCACGATTGAAGGAGAGGTTTTGATTTCCAGCCAGAGTGAATCTATCGCCCCTGGCGAGAATACAAGCGTCAGTATCAACTTTGTAATTAGTGGAAAGCCCTCTGCTCAATACTGATGGCTCTTCTTGGAACCTACGGAACGGTTTCATTTCGTAGGGAATGGGCGCAGCCTGCTGCCGTCAACAACTCTCGGTTGATCTCGGGCAGCCAGGGCAACTCTCTGGACCTCAGCGACCCGGCGTTCTGGTCTGGGGACAGGGTGCTGCTGCTGTGCGATCGAGGCGTGCCAGTGGGCCTCTCGGGGGCGCCTCAGGACGACTGCTGCCTCGTTGCCCCACCTCTGGACTCCTACGCCCCCTGCCCAGGCGGCCACGCCTTCTACGGCGAGGGGCAGTTCGACTCCGGCCCAGTTGGGCGCTCAAGGCATAAGTTCAATTCAGCATATATCGGAAGTGGAAACGCTCCGTTCTACGACAATCTTCCGACTACGACATCTGCGTATGTCTACATCCATCGAGATGAAATGGATAATGTTACTTTTTATTCTGATCAAGACGATGCAATTAACGGGAAAGGCGATTCGCTTCTCCCCATTTCAATTCTTGATGTTGGGGCACTTGTCATCAGCCCTGCCCCCGAAGGTAACTACACGCAATCGCTGATCAATCAAATTCTCTCTTATGCCACGCCCCTGATTTTCTCAAGGTCGATGGGCGAAGTCTCTGGTGATCAGTTTTTGCCGAAAGCACTTTCGCAAGAGATTGCAGATTTTATTGAAGAATCCTCAGAGACAAGCGGATGGAAGCAGGTTGCAAATCTGACAAGCTGGGTATTTGAAACAAATGTCGATGTACTCGATCAAAATGCTATTGGGCAGAGATTCGGAGATTCCGCAAAGGGATCGCTGAAGGGGGCGGGCAGTTTCAATGCAATTGTTGACTCAAAAGAAGCCAAGGAGAACTTTGGGCCATCTTCCTTGCTTCGCCTCATGCTTGTAACTCAAGTGGGGGCGAAGGCAAATGCAAAGTTTGTCATTGCTGATGCTGGCAACTCTGGTAGCGACTGTGGCAACGACAAAACAATTTACTACGAAACTCCGATAATTATATCCAACTCAAGCGTGAATGCTTCTGTTGCTGAGGTGATCACCATGACACTCCAGTTTGTTGCCACCGGGAAAATCAAGCTCATTTCTACGACTGGGGGCTAAGATAAGCTCAGAACTCTAGCTGCTTCAGATGACGGTTATTAAGCTGGCGGGCGAAGATGGAGCGCTGAACGCAACACCGTCAAACGATCAGTTCCGAGAGCAGATCGCGGCACTTGTTGACGCAATGCGTCAGCTTGGCGGCAATGCCTCGATCATTGCAGGGAATCTGGCCCAAGCAGATCCTCTGTCCGCCCCCTTCACTCTTTACGTCAACCCTTATATCGGTAGCGATAAGTTTGTAGGCGGCAGTTACAATAGCTTTGAGACTGGCACGACCGACGAAGAAATTATTGCAAGCAAGCTCAAGCGAATTGAGATGCAAAGGCTTGAGTGTGGTTACACTCCTTTCCGCCCCTTCAAAACGATTAACCGCGCCGCCATCGAGGCTGCAATTATTACTTCAAAGGATTGGTACACCTACAGCGACCCAAAAGCTCACGTTGATTGCGTGAGTATTGTTCTCAGCACTGGTGTTCACATTGTTTACAACGATCCTGGCAGTAGCAATACGAGCCCTGCGACTTGGGGCGAGACAAAAGTTCCAACTATTGCTGAGCTGATTTCCTTCAACCCCGCCTCTGTTGGTGGTGTTTTGCTGCCGAGAGGATGCAGTCTTTGCGGGCCTGACCTGCGCAAGACGACCATCCGACCGAATTACGTTCCCGCCCCTGCCGATGAAGCTGCCGATTACAGCAACCGTCGTTCGATCCTGAAAGTTACCGGCACTGGTTACTTTTTTGGCGTTACTGGCATGGACAAGATTGGCTTCAACGAAAGCCATCATCTTCTTGATCTGTTTGGCCCTGCCAGCCAGTCTGAACTTGACGCTTTTTACGCCAAAACACTCAGCGCAGTTGGCTCTGGGGCGGATCTTGCAAGTGCTCTGACTCAGACTCGTTCAACGGAGCATGAGATTGTCGGGCCGATTGATACCAGTCAGGCCCCTACGTCTGCTTGGGACACCACTGCCTCTGCCTCGCCCTACATCTTCAACTGTTCGATTCGTTCGGACTATGGCCTCGGTGGGGCCTTCTGGGATGGGAATCGAATTGGCGGCCTGAAGTCGATGGTCTGCGCCAATTTCACTGGTGTCAGCAACCAGAAAGACATGCGCTGCTGGCAGGTATATGAAAGCGGTAACTGGGTTTCACTGACAAACACCACTGAAGATTACGAGCAATACATTGACGCCTCTCCTGATGACCTCAGGATGAATCCGGCTAGATCGACTCGTCATATCTCAGCCGTCAACGATGCTTTTATCCAAGAGGTTTCCATTTTTGGCATTGGCCAAGATGGGATGAACTATACGGATAATGGGGGCGAAATCACAATTACCAACAGCAACAGCACATTTGGTGGCTGTGCTGCTATCAGCAAGGGATACAAGGCTTCTGCTTTCCCGAAGGACAGTAATTGGTCTGTTTCTCGCCTCAAGGCTCCTCTGAATGTTTCAGAGAAAACCAGCAACATCCGCAGGATTTATCTTGGAACCGTTTCGGCAATTAGCGGTACATCAATCACTCTGAGCACTGGTTTGCTGGCCAGCGAGGATTCGACAACTGTTCCGGCCCAGCTTCTCGCAGAAGGTTATACATTTGCGAATGGGACGAAAGTTTGGGTTGATAACCCTGTCGGGCCTGATTGGCGTGCGACCCTGACCTCATCGGCATGGTCTTCTTCCGCCCCCTCAACCATCAATATCACCTCTCAACTACTTGAATCTGGAAACGATGCACCCGTTGGCACTAATCCTCAGGGCAGCAGTCTTGCAATTGGTCGTCGTGTTTATATTCGTCGAATTGTTGATACACGCCCCTCTGGCGAACGCCGTATCAGCCTGCTCCTGAATAACACGGCAAGCTCTCGGCTTCCTCAGCGGAATTTCACACTTCAGACCGATCCTGCTCGTTCGGGTGGGGCGATTTCTCGTGTTCTCAACGGGGGCGGAAGCGAAGTCCTGCTGGTCAGCGCAGTTGGCGTTGGGCCGACACCGGGCTCTGGCGTGACTCGGACGAGTGAAATCACAATTCGTCGCGGCGCTGCAGATCGTGTCTATCAAGCCGATACTTACTACAGGGTAGGAACCGTCGTTCGCTATGCCAACAAGCATTGGCAGGCAAAACAAACAATGGTTAGCTCTGGCTCTTCGCCAGATCCCTCGCTTTGGGGCGAAATTTATGTTCACATGCCCAGTGACTTCAATCCCGAAGATTCGATTTCCAACGAAGCCCCGACAATTACCTTTGATACCGATACTTCTGATTCTGATACAAGCACGACTCTTGGAATTAACTGGACTTCAGTTTGGACAAATGCTGGGCCTGTCCGCGATCAATACCGTTCGGGCACTGACTATCTCGGCGCCTACGCCTTACTGAGGGCTCTCGGCTTCACCGAATCCGCCGCTCACGACGCCCTGGTGCCTCGTGCGAGCGCCAGCAGGCTGCGAGACCCGAACAGCTCCCTGGACTTCCCTGTCGCCCCCTCCGGGGGTGCTGCGATCGGCCTGGGGTACTGGGCGGTTGAGTTCAGGCGTCCGAGCATGTTGAGGCTCTATGGGCACGCTTGGGAGTGGGCGGGATTCCGCAACTACTCCAAGGCCCTGCCTGCAGCTCAGCAGGACATGAGTGAGTTCAACAAGTTCACCTACTACTTTACGAATATCGCTGGTGGCCGCGTAATTCCCCAGGGCTCCAACGAAGACGGTTTCAACATCACGCCCCGAGGGCTTGAAGATATTGAAACGGGGGCGACGACAACACTGGAGAATCTTTCCGGGCAGGATCTTGATGCTGCTCAGGCTCAAGACTTCAACAATATCAATGTTCTCGGGGAGGCTACTATTTTCAATCTTGCGATTGAGAATGATGTTGAGTTCCCGGATCTTTCTTCTGCAAAAATTGACAAGCTTGGACCTGTCAAACTTGCCTCTTACGCGGAAGTTGTCGAGTCCGTCAATCCTCCTACCGCTGGAAGCGATGCAGACATTGAGGGCAACCCAGATGTCGTTACCATCCGTGCTCTCAATCGCTGGAAGATTGCACAAAAACTTGTCAGCACCTCAACTGACACGATTCCGATCTATGTGAAGGCTGGCACCGCTACCAAAACGCTTGATCAGATGATTGCTGATCCGCCGACCTCGCCATCAAAAGCAATCCCAACCCTTGCGCTCGCTTCCGACTACGCAAACTCGGTTATTGGGGGCGGAAACCAGACTGCTGAGATCAGGATGGCGCCGGGGCTATACAATCCGTCTTCTGTCTGGACTTGTAATGCAAAGTTTGTCGCTTATACTGCGAACTTTGCCGGTCTTAAGTGGCCCAGTAACAGCGTTGGGACAAACACTGTTGAAAATAATTATTTTGACGGCAGTGGCTATGACGATTTTACTGGTTCGGTAAATTTTTACAGCTTCTTCATTGTTCTGAGGCCATCCGCTGATTCCAGTAATCAGTTCCACTTTGCCTGCATTCCTTTGAACATGAGATTCGGTAGAGGCTTTGATTTTCAGGGGGGCTTTCACTTTCTTGGGCTGCCTCACCTAATCAAGGCTGTTGCACAAGGAAATCTTCCCGCAGCAACTTTAATCGGAGATTCGACTGGATTCGTTTATCCGCCAAGCGGTGCATATACAACTGATACCTCCACGAATGTTGACACATTGCTGAATGGAATTTATGTAGCAAATTCTCGCAGTGCAAACTACCAGGCTTACACGGAAAGTCATCTTTTCGTACTACTTGGGCAGAAAAGCGATTCTGGTACAATCCGCGACTGCGTATTTGGCTCTGGTTTGCCCAGCCGCAAAGACTCTCTAGGTGGAACCAGGAGCGCTCTTGTTTCTGTGCAAGGCACGATTGAACCAAGAATTGCCAACATCTATTTCAGGGGGAAAACAAAAATTACTACCGCTGGAATGTTTGCAGGCGTTAGTAACGCCTCGATCGGAGATCTTCCACAGGCGGGGGACGCTCATTACGGATCTTCCGCCGTTTCCGCCCCCTGGACGTGGGAGCAGACGTATCACACTTTCATCGCCCCTGCGCCTGGCGACCCGAGCGACATTGCATTGAGCCTTGGTGGCGATTCAAGCCTAAGGGCAAATCTTGGAACCTCCTTCAACACCTGGAGTTACTATCAAGATCAGACCGGGAAGCTGCTTCCCAACCATATTCAGCTACTTACAACTTCTGGTCAGGTTCCTGCCAATGACAACACTGGCCCCTTCTTCGATCAATTTGTTCACGCCCCAAGCAAGTTTGCAACCAGAAATGTCTGGCAAAGCGTCGGGGAAACATTGGCAACTCCAGGGCCAAGGCTGCAGGGCTTTGTTGGTAAGTTCGGGAGCAACGGATACAACTCCGTGAAAACTCGTGGCGTCCTTGGTGGCAACCTTGGCGTTGAAGATCCCGAGGCTGGATTTACCTTCTCTCTTTCGCCTGGCAGTGGGGCGAATGGCGGCAAGTCCATTTTCCAGAAAGCTGGAATTGCTGCAGGGGCGGCTGACTCAACTGCACGCCCAACTTTTGATAGTGTCAACGCAACCGATCCTGGTGAGGGCTACCCGGATACGCCGACCATTGAAAATCCTGTCATCACCACCGATGGCAGTGCTGGGCTGAATGTTGGCTTGCGCAGCTTCAAGCAAGGGATTAGCGTAGACAGGGCTATCATCATCCCCAATAACAACGTCATCCTCTGATTTCCATGATTCCTTCTGACCCGAACTACGTTCCGGCTGCAACAAATCCGAATGTGGTAAATTCTAAGCTTTACAAGCACTTTCTTTCGCTTGACATTGATCCCTATGCGGGCCACTCATTTGATGAGTCACTGGTTAGCATGATTGAAGAAAACGCATCAGCGGAGTTTGCGCAGCAGCCATGACGACACTGCCCCCTCTGACTGTCTATCCAGCCACGCTGGAGAAAATTGTAATCCTGAGAAACAGCACTTTTCGCAAGCGCTTTCTTGTCAAGAGAGGGGGCGTGCCGCTTGATCTTACGCTTTCCGGCACAATTATTGATGCTGACATCAAAAATGCAACCGGAACACTGATTGGCACTTTTACCAACAATCTGCCTACTGATGCTGGTACGCCAGTTCCGGGAACTTTTGATATTGAGTTAACCCCGGCTGAATCTCTCGCACTACCTCTGGGGGAAAACTACCTCATGGACGTTTCGATTACGGAACCTGGGGGAGATAGATTTTACTACGCAAAGGCTGCAGTTTGCGTTTGCGAAACCGTGTCGAGGAATAGCTGATGTCTGACCCCGTTGAGCTTTACGTTACAGAGTCTCAAACGGTTCAGGTCTCTGTTCCTGAGCCACAGTCAGACCTCTTTGCTTCCTACGATCCCGCCCCTACAGAACTGACAGTCCTTGACGCCCCTGGGGCTCAAATTGTCATCCAGGGCGGTGGCGGTGGCGGTGGCGGAGCAGAAACACTTTCAGAGCTTAATGATGTAGATGTTACATCAACTCCTCCGTCTAACAATCAGCCGCTTGTCTATAACTCACTTGCTAATAAATGGATTCCTGGCAATGAGCCTGTCAAGCTTGAATACATTTTTGGCACTACTGAAATTCTGCCACCTGGGGGCGCAGAAGACCTCTCACTAAACTCTCCGCTAGTTTTTAACATACTTGGTGTGTATTCAGCTACACCAGCATGGATTCGTGTCTATGGGACAAGTAGTGCAAGAACTGCTGACACCAGAACCAGCCCCGGCGGAGTACCTCCAGCAGCCGGAACAGACTTCTATGCCGAAGTTGTGACCACTCAATCCCCACAGATAATTAGACTTTCGCCCGTCCCAATGATGCTGACTGACTCCGAGCAAATATTTATTCGTATTGTCAACATGGACACCGTAAGTCGAGACCTGCCTTTCAGCCTTGGCATCCTTGCTTACGGGGTTTCCCTGTAGCAAGGGTTTAACAACAAGATCCTGCATTTGTTTCGTTTTTTACCATTTCAAAATCATGGCCTGCACCAAGGAAACCTACACCGCTACCGCCACTTGGACGGCGGTGCAGTTAGCTGACATTTTCCGCGATGCGTTTATTGACGCAGGGCTAATGGCGAGTTGGTTCGACAGCTTCCTGAGCGGAAGCGTGGAGAACCGCATCCTCAAAGTTGAGTACGACAATACAAAGACCTACGGCACCACTTACTACTGGTGGATGTTTA